TCAGTCACCACCCTTTATTTCTTTTATTTTAGCCAATGCTGACTCGGGGTTGGAAATAGACTCCTCAATCAGATCCAGTAGCTGCTTTATCGCCTCCGTGTGATACGCGGCGGCCGCTCCAGATGTGTTCAAATATTTAAAATCATCAATTACCGTTCCGTCACTAAATTCTCTGGGTGATTCTGAAACAGCAATTGGACAATTTTTCTCCACATCCTGAGCAATTAGCCCAACTTCAGCTACCCCGTCTTTTTTGTTATATGTGCACCCCCGCCACCCGACAACAGACTCAAGGGCATTATCTACTACCTTGATATTTGTCTTATGTCTTTCATCCGATCCGTTTACCCAGCTACCACCAGAATATGCGTTACCATCATTTCTAAAAGTCCAAACATAACTAGTCCCTGATGATGTTTGTTGAAGAAGTATCCTCGCGCTATGAAAATTTCCTGATGAAATATAGTACTGGTAAGATGCTTGGAAATTATCCACTCCTTTACAAACTCCATAACCAGATGAATCTCCGTTGAATGGGACAGTCAGGGGAAATCCTGTTGTGCAGTTTAAAGGGCCGGCTAAGGTTCCTCCGCTGGACGGTATTACACCTAAATTGGTTCTTGCTGCTGCTTTATCCGCCAAGTCAGAAAGGTTATTAGCTATCCCCAGTTTTGCCGAATTTACCGCTGCTAACGAGATGTTTATTGCAGATATCTGATCAGTTACGCCCTTCCAGGCTGGTCCTGAATATGTTGTTCCATCAGGGAGATTAACGGTCACAGTTCCCGAACCACTCAGTATTTGCTGCCAATTATTCTTGTCTAGGTTCAATCCCCTGATGGCATAAGTAACCTGAGAGGCCAGTTGTGCCGTGATCGCCGTCATTGTGTCTTTTGGTACGGCGTTCCATGCGGCCCCTGATGTAGATGGCCCATTATAGGCCTTAATCAGTGTTAACTGAGTGCCACTATCCACTGTCTTTACCGGCAGCGTGTAAGTAACTCCACCGATGACGGACACAATAAAATCACCAGCAGTTAAATCTGAAGAAAAAGATGTTGACGAACCACTCACTACAGCCGAGTTATTCGTTAATGTGATCGTACCTGATGACATATATATCTCCGGAAATTAATATCCCAATGCCTGCTTATAATACTGGTCATATAAAGAGCACTCTATATATGCTATAGTATTAACATTCCACATATTTACTATCGGATAAGTTGGCGGATCTATATCGTGATTTATTAAATTCTCAACATGGCTAAGAACCCCCATAAAGGTGACCTTGTAACTACCAGATTCATACCCTGCCGAAGCCCTCCTTCTTTCAATGACCTGAAATTTAGCACTATATGGATCCGGATCAGGATAAAATTCCTCAACCACCTCAGTTACGCAACTGCACACTGCTAAAGGTGCCGAAGATGTTATTTCTGATTGATTATAAGATATAGTGTTAACTTTCAAAGGAAGACAGTTGTTGTGATAAACGACCCTCCCCTCACTGTATACATAAAGACCGTATTCAGGAACATTCACTACAAAGTTTGAGAATATATAAATACGACCGGAAGTTGACTTCATAGCCGCCGAATTAAAGTTAAGAACAACGTATGCACCCGAACTATCTACAACCCAATTGATCCCATCCATGGACGATTCTATACTCCTATGGAACGCCATGAATGGGCTTGATGATGGTACGATGGTGGGTATACCTCCAGCCCCAGCAGCAACATCAATTACCTGAACAAGCACCATTGGAGTAAACGTGGGAGCAATTGCCAGTCGTCCATTTTTCATTATCTGCGCTGAGAATGTCATTAGTAACTCACAAAAACTATTATCGTGACGGTTGCATTGACGCTCCATGTTAATGTTGAGCCAGACACCGATATATTGAAAACAAGCTCCTTATTTGTAGGAGTGTTTTCGTTGAATATTACCGCATTCATTTGCATTCCATATTGCAATGAATATGATTTAGACCCTGACGAGCTAACAGTAAACGAGTCTATTACGTAATTGAAGTCAATACTATTAATAGCATCAAATGAGGTTCCATTTATAAAAGTCTGTATTCCGTAACTCATTTTACCTCCAATTCTATTTTCTTACCCATAACCACAGCTATATTACCATTTTCGTCGTACACAGATATTCTCTTATTTGTAATATACATCCTCCCTTCGCCGCTACTTGAGCCATTAACTTCAAAGGTGCCATCAGACTTCATTATTGTACCGGAAGTTCCTGCCACATAATTAGATGAATACCAAGATCCAACTTTAGCCAAAGTCATAGATGCATAATCAATAAAAGCATCCCTCATAAACACCTGTCCATTTACAGCGGTGAATGCAAGCTGGTAAGTTCCATTATTGGTGTTGTAAATACCAAAGTTATCTGCGCTGAATAAGGCGTATGACTGCGTAGTGCCGCCATTTCCTTCAACACCTAACTGCATCCCGGCAACGTATTTGTTGCCGTTATTGTCAGCCTGTACCTTTACACCCCATTGAGCCGATAGCTTGCCGCTAAGATCTGCATATGCACTTGATATTTGTTGAACGGATGAGGTGTTTTGGTCTGACTGGGATTGGATTTGCTCAAACTTTTGTGCGTATGCGCTATCGTTGTCGGCAACGGTCTGACGGACAGAGATGATATCTGCTCGATTGCGCCCATACGCCTCAAATTGATGATCGACAGATGCGTCGAGATTCATCGCATTCTGCAATATTCCTTCAATGTTTGTGTCAATGTTGGAAGTGAGACGTTCAAATGACTCTGATTCCCTAATCGCATCATCAATGTAATCAATCATGCCGGGTATATCAGATGACGCCTGACCTGACGCCTCAACGAACGCAGATGAACCAAACGCATTTCTCGTTCGAACATAGACGTAATAAGTAGTGTCGCCTTTTAGCCCATTGATTACCCATTGATTGGACCGGCCAAGATACTGGGCCTGATCTTCAACTTGGTTAAGGCTGGCGATCTGAGTTTCACCGCTGTACCAGAATTCGAATGTTGTGTCAGTCGTGGCCGTCACAGACATCACTGGGACGATATCTGCCTGAAATATACCAGGTGTCCACTGTATATAGGTGGGGGCCGACGGCGCGCCAATCACCATGCTGACCTGGGTTTCGGAGCCCTTCATCCCATTATCGTTACGCCCCCGGACGCCAAGGTTATATGTCCCGGCATCCAGGCCGTAGAATTCGTACCGATACTGGTCAGTCTCATATTGTTTGACCACCTGCCCGGACTCGTTATAAACGCGAAGTTCAAAACGGATATTCCGGGTCGTTGTTGCAGTCTCCCATGAGGCTGTTACCTGCACGGTCTCACTATTGGTGTTGGTGATTTTGAGGTTTTCAACGTTCGGGACTCGGTAACCATTTAGCGTATCGTTCGGCGCTTCAAATACGGCGCCCTCGTCAACGATGGCCTGTTTGTTTGGATCGTGTAGAGTTGCCGAGATAGTGTAAGTTGAGTTGTTTTCATCCTCAGCAATACCCATCACCCTAAATAAACGCGTGGCTACGGAAGCTGAAGATATTACGAAAACAGTTCCATCTCGAACCCATGCAGGTGCTGAACTGAGTGTGATTTTAGCGCCGTTAATGGCAGAAATTTCATAGCTAACCATCTTGCCGTCTGAACCCATGATTTTCATAGAGTCACCATTAGAGGCGACAGTAGAAACATCGGCATCGACAACAATGGTCGCGCCCGAATGAGAGATAATTCGGCCGCCAAGGCGGGCGGCAGCATACTTGTTATCCATGACTTCGATAACGTCACCAGGCATGAACGCAATCGCATCACGAGCCATTTGAAAATTGACGCTGCGGCTTTCTCGCTTAGCCGTTTCAATCATCCACTTTCCAGCGCGGTATGCCTGCCCTCGCGAGGTGCATCCATACGCTTCCAGGGTTGTCTCGATGTACCCGTACCGGTCGATCTGCTGGTCATCTGATACAAACTCTTTCGTTTCTGACCACCCGTTATTAGGGTCCGTCCAAGACACGACCACGGCGTTGTACCGTTCTGAACGCTTGGATGCACTGTACTTGAACACGCCATTAACAACATTAGCATTTGTTACTGCGGCCACCGCGTCCTGTGGGTTGTCCAGCATGATGGTGAAACGCATCCCATCCCACAAGGCCATCCCTCTGAACATTCCAGCAATATCATCCAGAATGTCTCTGGCGCTCGTCTGCTCTGTGACATAGGCGTTCAAAGTGAATCGCGGCTCCTCACCACCAAATCCATCATCAACCACCTGATCGCAGAACTGCGATAGCGTGTATAAGCTGCCGTCGTCTACATCAATATACCCAGCCTGTCTCGCAAGGCCGTAACGCTCATTCTTCACCAATGCACGGAATATCCATGCCGGGTTATTCGTCCACGCAGATTTGAAGCCACCAGTCCACAGGCCTGAGTAAGTCCTGTTTATCGGGTCGTAATTATCAGGAACGTCTACGATCAATCCACGTAAGTGGTAGGTCCTTGTCGGGGTGTCCGTGTACTGATCACGGTCGATAACCGCCCCACAAATAGCGGCATATGGGTAAGAAAGGTTGTAGTCAGAAATCTCTGTGTAGCTGTTCCAGACGGTGCCGTTAGTCAATAAATCACTGGTGCTGTCTGGGGTTGTACGACGTACGCGAATGTCGAACGGCTTTGTTTCTGGGGCGTCAATGGTGTGAGCTTCCAGGTACTCACCCGAAATTTTCCCGGTGATCGTGACCGTTTTTGCAATAGAGAACGAGCCGTTGTTGGTTCGTGTCTCGATAACCATCGTCACTGATGTATTGCTCTGGTTGCCTTTTGAGTCTTGAGATAACAGCCCTGAGACCCCAAGGTTAACTCTTACCCGGTCTACTTCCGAGTCCGTGACGGTGCGAACCAATGGCGTGTCGTACGCGACCTCATTGTTCACTATCGTCGTCGCCTCGATTGCGTCAAAGCCGTTTATCGCCGCTTGGGTGCCCGAACCAGGCCGCCACGCGACGCTTACGCCATTGATGTTGGTATTGCCTGAAGAATCTGTAACTGGGGAGTCGTTGAGTAGAAATGATGAAAGGTGTTCTTGGTCTACAGGCCCGTATATTGGCCCCTCCGAGACCAAATCCAATACTCGCAAAAACTGTTTTGACTTTAGGTTGTCGTCTACGAGCGTGGCCGTGCTGGAACTTCCGCCGCCTGATGCCATGACTTTCTCCATAAAAAAACCGCCCCGAAGGCGGCTATTTATTTTTTCGTTAAAAATTGGGGGTTAGCTGATCGATATTTCCCAATCAGCATTGTTAGATGTATCGATCCCGAGGCTAATCACATTGCTACCGACCACCATTTCACCCAACAGCAAGGGTACAGGGCGTCCCTGACCTACGCGATTATCAGCGCTTGTGAATGAGTTGTTGGTTATCGAGTCTGATTCTGAATCTGATTCGGCAGATGTCTTGACTTTCCCCGCCATATATGAGGAGTAAGCCCCAACCAAAAGCCCCATCGTTATAGCCGAAAATATAGGTGAGGATGTACCGATAGAACCCTCAATTACAGGAGCAAGCAGGACCGTCGAACCGTCTCGCAACTTACGGTTCATGTGGAAGTCGATTTGGTCGGGGTGAATATCATCACCGGCCATTCTGATGCGGAGTTTCGTCTTGTAGAAATCACGCTTGAATTCAGGACACTGCGCCAACAAAAGCCTCAGTCCCTGCGCGGCGGTTTCAACATTCAACTCAATTTGGCGGAAATGTCGTCGTAAATTCCCCGCAAATCTAAATTTGAGCACTGTTCATGCCTCCAAATGGAATGGGTTAACTTGATGTAGGCAGGGCGGCATGGCTCTCTTCTACTGAGACGACCTGCGTTTTCATGGTGAAGAACGATGTTATCGCCGAGGTAGATCATGGCGTGACATGGGTCGGACTCTGCGAAGGCGCGGCGGATGATCACGTCACCAGGTTGTATATCTGCAAATCCAACCTCGTGAAACCCAGTGGCTACCGCGTTCTTGATGTAAAGGTTTTCTCCCCTCACCCACCAGCCATTAGCCCTTTCGAAATCGGGCAGGTCTATCCCGGCGAGGTGGTATGCGTCACGGAACAGCGTGTAGCAGTCCATTGTTCCGTGGACAAAAGACCGGCCTAAAAGATGCGGGACGGGGTTAAATTTCCTCAGTCTCCCTGCGCTGACCAGCCACCAAGGAATTCCGGTAGAAATTTGTGCCACACGGTCGGCGCCAGACAGAACAAGTTTATCAATGGGATGGGAGTGAAATACCGCCGTTACCTCGCCAAGGTCTTCCGCCGCCATCCATTCCCTGTCGTCTATCCGGAAATGCAGGCTTGGTTCAGGGTGAATATTTTGGCATCTGAACAACCGACTATCTTCAATAATCAGCCCGCACACCTCATCGCTTGATGAGGCAGCATAGTTAAGGCATTCGCTTTCGATATCAGTCATCAGGACACCTTAGACGAGCCTGGGAAGCCGCCAAACGGCAATGAGTTTGGCTTAGGGAACCTCAGCCGGCACCCGGATAGGTGTTTTGAGCATTTGTCTTTGGACAGGTCCGAAGTGGCCGCGTCTTTCTCGTCCGCTACGGCGCCGCCGCTATATCCACACCCCTCCCCGCGATATTGCCATTGGCACACGTCGGCAAGAATGGTTCTGGCCGGGATGACAGCGTTGTCGCAATCAACAGGGGTCGCGAGGTTGTACGTAACCGTCTCGAAAGTTTCTTCCGCCATTTCCTCGATGACATAACGTGAAACCGCCTCCATCGTGCTGTCTGCTTCAGGGTTCCCGTTTGGGAAGTTCACCGCATCAAGGTGCTTTACCAACACCTGACGCCGTGTAACCACCGCGCCTAATGCATCATCGAAATCGTGGTTTATACCGGTGATTAGCCCGGATATGTTGGCGACCGTCATCGTAGGGCGTGAATATGTCCCTTCCGACTTGGTTTCAAACCCTTCTACAGCGATCGGGTAGGCAGAATAAACACGGCCCTGCCACACCACATCACCGAAGTAACCGTTAGTGCCGGAGTGAAACCGGATCACATCACCGCCGAAGCTCTGTAGGTCAACCTCATAGAGGTCAAGCATTGCGCCAACTCCGGCATCAACGCTCTCAATGATTAGCTCTGCTGGTATGTCTCTCATCGCGGAACCTGCTCGAACGTGGCGGACAGATCATATTTCTGCCCGGTTTTTGTCATCGTCCATGACCGGCACACAAAAAGAGCCTGAATGCCGGTATCTGATGGCGTCCAGTAGAATGACTCAACGGCGCCACGCGCCTTAATGAACGCCTCGGCATCCTTCGCGATGTTGGCCCTGCCACATAGTCCATCGACGCCAACGAAAGTCAGTGAGTAGCTGTCCATCAAAGGGTTAATTCCCTTGACCTGCCGCTGTCCATACCCGTCGCCAAGACTCACGACAGATACATTTGGCGTACGGGTAACCGTGAAGCCCTTTTGGGGACTCCATGTGAATGTTTCTGGCATTTGGTGGATCCTGTCTATAATTAGATTTAAAAAATTCTGACAAATGGGGATATATATGTCCGAAAATAAAGAATTGCTTATAGATTCATTAGCGGCGCAAACAGTGCTTCACTTCGTGATTTCCGTGCTAACTAATGAGCAGAAAGAACTACTGAAAGGATTGGCAAATTGTGCATCTCCTGCTATCGCCGACCCTGATGAAGATGATGAAATCAGGGAGTACATGAAAGAAATGCACATCAAAGTTAAAGAAATTATAGAGATTGGAACTAAGGCGTTCGAGTAACTAAGGCCGAACTCGCACCGTCTATTTTCTCGGCTGTAGAATGCCACCCGGCCTAGAGCTTTGCTCTTTAACTACTTTCATGGCCACGTTTTCCATGGTCTTTGCCATCTGTTTCTGGGTGGCATCATCAATTCCTCCCGACGTCTGAATATTGAACGCAACATTCATAACCACCCCTCCACCACCTCCACCGGAACCCCCGATATCCTTGTTACTGATAACAGAGCCGTTGTCGCCGGGGATCATGTACTGGTTGCCGTTGCTCGCCTTGAATATCTCAGGCTTGCCGCCTTCACCGACGCGGTACATGGAATCGGCCGATACAGGGCCGCCGTTCTTTCTCGCTCCAGCAATAGACATCGTCTGAGCCGCAGTCATCGCCGTGGTGTAGCCAGCTAAGCCTGCGGTCGCCGCACCTCCATACGAAGCAACTGACGCGGCCATAGCGGCCGGGGACCATGCGGTTAAAAGAGCAGATGCCGATGCGATACCTGCGGATGTCGAAGCTGCTAAGGCTGCAATTGATGTTGCCTGATTTGCAGCTATTGCGCTCTCCTGCGCCGCCTGCCCCATGAGCGTGGACATAACCCACTGCGTCCCCATCTGAACAAGGCTGCTGACAACGCCGTTTAAGATAGAGGTTCCTAGGTTCGCGAAGGACTCAGAAAGGCTCTGAGTCCCGTTGATCAGGCCAGTTATGGCACTAGATGCCCCGCTACTGAATGATTCAATGGAAGAAGCCAATAGCTCATTTGCCACGCTCTGGTTTCGGTAGATAGTCCACTGGGCAGCGATGCGCTGCTGTTCGTATTGGGTATCCGTCGCATTCCGTAACGCTTCAGCCTGGTCGTGGGTTAATGTTTTGTTGGCTTCGAACTGCTGAATTAGCGCCAGCTTTCGCGCGTTCTCATTAGCCAGCTGCTGAACAGGGTCAACCTTAGCGGCGGCATCCTGTTGCGGAGTGACTGCCTGATTAGCCCTTATTTCCGCCAGTTTGGTTTGATGGTCTTGCTCTAACTGCTCGGACTGCTGGTTATATTGCTGCTGACTAATGAGCAAATTGCCCTGCGAGTCCTTGGCGGATTTCAAAAGCTCCAGTTGCTGCTTTTGCTTGGAATAGTCGGCATTCTCTTTCAGTTCAGGAACAGAGCTTTGCGCCTTGAGCGCCGCTGCCTTATCCCATGCGGCGGCGGCGTCTCGCTCAACGGTAGCCACTTGCTCCGGCGTCGGGTTAATCAGCTTGCTCTTTGCGGCAAGTATCGTCTGCTCTCTTGACAAGTCACTCGTTGAGTCAGCGCTCAGCTCAGCTTTTTGGCGATAATCCTCTAAGACACGGGCGTTTCTTTCCGCCTGCTTCTCTGCGCTCTTACCTGCTGCCGCTGCGTCTCTGGTGGCTTTATCCCTTCCCTTCTCTGACTCCTTCAGGTCGTAATTCTTCGCGGCAGCTTCTTCAATCTGCCTCATCTGGTTTGAGTAAAGCCCCACTCCATCATTGAGCGCCTTTTGCCTGGCCTCGGCTATCGCACGCTCCCTTTTGTCGGTGATCGCCAGGAGGTCATTCTCTTCCTTGATTTTTTCGAGGTATTTATCGCCCTTTTCATTTCTTGGCACTTGCAAGCTTGATGAGTTGAAGTTCTCCTTGGCGGCAGATGCAATATCGATCATCTTGCCTAGATGGCTCATCATCCCCGCAGCCACACCGGCGTTCTCAGCATCTTTAGCCAGTAACTCAACGCCTTCTTTAAGTTGCCCACTCAACTGAGCTTGGGCCATACCGAGAGCGCTTTTTGTTTTGCTTAGCTTTGTCTCAGCATCATCTGTGTCTCGCGCTGACTGAGCCACCTTATCTTGCCACTCAGACACGGCTTTTGATGCTGATTGATACGCCCACGACCCAGCCGTGGAGTTCTTCATTGCCTGTTGTGCGTTGTACAGGCCGTTGATGTTCTCTTGATGCGCCGCGCTCAATTCAGATAGGCGATCTTGCTGCGCGCGCAGGGATGTATTCAGGTCGGCGATTGTGCCGGACAGCTGAATATCATTCATTTGCCGCATTTTGGCGATCACGCCATCAAGTTTGTCAGCAAAGTCGATGGCTTCTTGCTTAGCCTGCTGGGACTTCTCATAGAAATAGAAAATCGCGCTGGCCGCGAGTGCTGCCACACCAGCTGGTCCTCCTACAAGAGAAAACGCACCTTTGGCCGCAGTGACTGCTGCCGTCATCGCGCCTTGCGCCGAGGCAGCCTTGTATGCCGCTGCTGCGTTCTTGATCATTTCTGTTGTTGATGCGGTTAGCGCGCCAAGGTATCGAGACCCCATAACCGCACTGACGGCGAGTACGATATTAGAAACGGCATCTAGGCTTTCGCTCAGCGTGATTACGGTATCGTTAAAGATCTTGATTCCGGTTTTGGCAGTGGACGATGAACCAACAAATTTGGTGATATTGTTGCTGGCAGTCTGCATTGCCTGCCCAATGGTCGTCGTCGTTCTGGCAAACTCTTGCCCTATTTTTGAACCCTGAGACAACAATCCATTAATAACCACATCCGTGGTGAGTTTCCCGGCATTTGCCAGTGCTTTCATCTGCCCGACAGACACGCCCATTGAATCAGCAAGCGCTACGATAAGCCGGTTTCCCTGCTCGTTAACTGAGTTAAATTCTTGTCCGCGAAGGGTTCCTGATGCCAGCGCCTGCGAAAGCTGAATCATCGTTCCTTCCGCTTCGCTAGCGGTTGCTCCGGATACGATGAGCCCTTGGCTGATGATGGTAGTCAGTTTGGACAGATCACTGACACTGGTCCCATAGCTGCGGGTGGCTCGCTCAAGCCTAGCGTAGATTGTCGCCGTACCTTCCAGGCTGGAACGTGTTTGCTGTGATATATTGAAGACGCGATCAGTTACGTCTGCCGCGCTCTCGCTTGCTCGGCGGGCATTCGCTAATTTGTTGCTGAGCGTCGTCCATGCATCGGCATACGCCGAAACCTGACGAGCTGAAAGCGCAGCTGATACTGCGGCTGCCACCCTAGACAGACCGGTAAGAACGGAGGTGGATGCTGATGCTGATGTGGCGACTTGATTTTGAGCCGTCTTCATGTCGTACAGTTTTCCGGCGAGCTCACCGATTTCTTTCGTCTGCGCAGATGTAGCAGTTGAGCCAGCACGTAGCTGAGCCGCCAGCACAACGGCGCTGCGGGCGCCTTTTTCGTTTGCCTCTTCGAGGATAGCGACTTCGTTACCAAGCCGTTCCATCATCTTGGCAGCCTGACTCGCATCATCTGCCGATCTGGCTATCGACTTACCGGCGCTATTCGCAGACTTACCGACACCGTCGAAATTTCCTGACGCTTTACCGGCGTTGGAGCCCATGCCAGACAGTGCTTCATTAACCTTTTTTGCTCCATCGAGAAGCTGAGCTGATTCAAGCTCAATGTCGATGTAAATCCCGCCAAGGTTTTCGCTCATCACTTTCTCCGGGCAATAAAAAACCCGCCGTGGCGGGTTAGTCGTTAATCTAAAATAGTTTTTTAATATCTATTCCATAAACAGCCATCCACGCATCACGAGGCCATGATTTGACCGTGCCGAAACGTTTATCATCAACTTCTTTTGGTTCAACACCGCTATCACGGCACCATTTACGCAACGGCTGCCATTTGAATTCCCGGCCTGTCTTTTTCTCTACAGGGATAATTGCAGCGTAATTTTTGCCTTCGCCCAACCGCTCAGCCAACCTGTTCTTCTCTCGTGTCGCCACTGAAGCGGTGGCCATCGCAGTAGCCTCCCGTCTTTTACCAATCCACGCTTTAGTTTCGATGGCATAATCTCGCTGCTGGGCGATGATTCTGTTTTCCTTAACCTTAGAAAGAAGGTCTTCAAGCGCTTGCTCATACGACAGTGGCAATGCGCTAAATTCCTGCGGCCGAAAATATGAATCCTCAAGTTTCTCAAAGAATCCCCAAGCCTCATCTGTGTCTACAATCTTGGACATGCGGGCGGCGCCCTTCTCTGTCCACAGTGTTAACGAGCGAGCTTTGCTGGAAATTTGTGCGTTAACATTGTTTACTCGCAAATTTCGAAGATTTTCACCCTCGATAGTAAAGGTGTGAACTCCCTCGTTGAATCTTTCTCGGTGATTCTTCAAATTGACGCGGATATTAACCTCGTCCGTACCATATCCTTTTGCAAGAGTCTCAGTGGTGACAACGCGGACGCCGCACCACTCAATAACTGGACACATGTCAGGATCGACATTAAGAACGGGGTTTGCTACATTTAACGCAGTTGATTGTTGCATTAGAATCTCCAGTCAACAGTTGATGTAAGCCGCCAGCGTCCACTGGCGGTTTTTCTTTTTGCGCCATCCCATACGCCTATCAGTGAATCCTTCCTTTTCTATCTTCCTTAACCAGCGCCTTTTCAAGCGGCAGTGTAATGAATGTCATGTAAGCCAAGCGATCACTAATATCGCCACGGCTTTTGTACTCCATCAGCCTCAAGGCATCCTCTAACCCACCCCTCCAAATATCCTTAATCTCCGAAAGAAGATGGTTTATAGATCGCGCTGCATTCGCAGCATTATGGAAATCGAAATCTGACGGTACGTTACCGTGCGCAACTTCACGATCCAGAATGTCGAGCACCCATCGACGGAATTCTTTGGCTACCGGGGTATCAGAAAACATGGCGATGAGGTGAGCGCCGCGAATTGAAAATACACGAACCTTTTTCTTACGTAAGCTATTGTTTATACCGTTGGTTGTCATATTGATAACCAATGACATTCCGGGTGTAAACTCGTCCTGATTACGGTTATATAAGATGCTTACAGCCTTTGTATCAGCATATCCTAGCGCTTTCGCCAACTCGGTAGATGTCAGCCAAATAGAGCCGCCATCAACTACAGGATGAAAAGTGGTGTTGTGGAACTTCAGCTCGTAATTAGTTAAACTATTCATGTCGATGTTTCCCGCAAGGTTACGTTCGATAGAGGCCCGGCTGGTGTTAGCGCACTGCCGGGTTTCGTCGTTTTTACTTCCCACTTGAACGCTCCTCACGAAGACAACGCGCCAGACGTTGCACGATCGCAGAATTAATCGATATTCCATCCATCTCAGCCATGCGCCGGATGTCCTCTTTCATGCGCTCAGGTAGACGCAGTTGAAAACTATCGTTCTTACGCCCGGTGTAAAGTACGTCTTGCATTTACTTCCCCTTATAGTGATGACATCATTTTGATGCCTGACACCATTATGATGTCATTGTAGATAATGTCAATATGATGCTACTTTGTTTTGTATATATTATTACGGTTCAAAAAAATGACGGAAAAAGAAGATCCAGCTTTCGTAGAAAGGTTCACGGTTAGAATGCCTGACGGGATGCGTGACGCTGTAGCTGCCAGAGCAAAGGCTCATGGCCGTTCAATGAACTCGGAGATCGTGCAGATACTGCAGGATGCGCTAATCAAAGATTCCATTTTTGGCGATATAGCCAACGAACCCATAGAACAATTTCCTTATGATCCTGATAAGGAAATAACAATTACCTCTTCAGAGCTAAACGAATTCCTGAAAAATGCTGCCAAAGGGATAATCGAAGATGCTTCAGAACAGATAGCTAAAGACGCAGCTGAGGCAGCTATAGGTGGACTTTTAGAGATTTATGAACTTGTGCCTAAGGGAAAAAAGCCCACCTGAGTGGGCCTTTTATCAACCTAATGATCCGATACAAATTTATCTTGTCATTTGTATGCTGCTATTTTTTCTCTTAAATCTTTTGAATCTTGGCAATACATTGCCTCTTCCGGCGAGGTCGGTTTATTTTTCACACACTCACCATAAAGTGTGTCGTTCTGCTGGACGCTTTTCATTATTATCCCGACAACCCTTTTGCAAAGCTCTGGTTTTGGATGTTCTTTGCAAACACCGTTATGTAGCTGGTCCAACATGTCACTAGACCGGTTTTCTGCCATGGACATAAATGGCAATAAAATCGCCAAATAGAAAACAAAAATTCCATTTCTCATAGCGCTATCCCTCATCAGAAAATGACCACGCAATCCTAGTAAAATGCTTACACACCACATCTTCCTTACTTATAAGACGATTGAGTTACGATTTTCTTGCCGTCAGGCTCAGAACAGGAAACTGTAATTACACCATCATTAGTCCAAAGCTTTACGACATAAAGGATTCCAGTATCGACAATCTCTTTTGCGGGATAGTTCCCCAAGATCTGGCTGTAGACACCATAAGTGCTATTTCTACAGCTTTTGAAATCTACGTTCTCTACGCTTTTTGTTACGGGAGATTCTTGCTCTGGATACTGCCCTGATGCGTCCATGGAGTTGAGCTGCTCCTTTGTATAGCTTGTTGACGCGGCAGCGTTAAGCGATAAAAAAATAGCAGTGACCAATAAAATCTTCTTCATATCTCTACCCCTTTGATTGCAATCAGAACAATCCTATCACAACTAGCTAGGCCCTCAAGGTGATTGGTTAGTGCTGTTTATATATCAGGATGGGATCGTTCGGAATCTCAGGGTAAGTTGTTAGCTCACACACAAAAGGAGTTAAAAATGACGGACATCATAAATCCTAAGGCACACCCAGAATTAGCCGCTCAACAGTTGGTTATTGAGTTGATTAGAGCCGGCAAGATTGATGCCGGCTATGAAATGAATGCGGAGGAGCTTCTACGCATTTACGACATCATTGAGAAGCATTTAACTGAGAAGTACCCTCAAACACAGGGCGGGATTTACTAACTCATTAGCTTTTCGAAGGCACGTTTGATGATAAGAGCCACTTCCTCTGGCTCTTTTGTACTGCCCGTCAAGAGCGCCTCTTTTAGCGTTTCTGCCATGATGGCTTGAATCGGCTCTGGGATTTCATAAAAATTCATATATCCACCCTTTGTGGTTTCTGATGTCATTTCGGTTTTACTCATGGTTTTTCGTCCTTATTTTTTGCCTGCATTGGCAATTCGCTTGGCTTTCTTAGCCAGGTAGTCATCTGCGACCTGGTCGTATTCTTCGCGGGTGAATCCTTTCTGGTCTGGGTATTTCGCCGCCAGCAGCATTTGAAACTCTGTCATGGTCAGCCGTTCAGCTTCCTCACGACTGAGATTCAAATGCGTACGCGCCGAGGTGATGTATTCGAAAGCGTTAAACTCCGTCGTGGCACCGCCGCCCTCATTGCGCTGTAACTGACGAACTTTGGCTTTGCCGATAATGCCATGGGTAATTAGCGATCTGGCGATAATCACCATGTCGTTAAAGCTCATTCTCCCTGGGCGATAAACAAAGGCCCATTTGCCGGTTCGTGAAGGGATAATCTCGCCCACCAGCGGCGTTACATCTTCGTCACAGCAGGACTGAATCACATCCATAGCTGCATACAGGACTGGCTTTATCAATTGCGGTCTGGTGATGAACCTCGACACGCACGGTGGTGTCACCCGGTATACCTTTTTGATGCGCGATATCAGCGGCGCAAGCTCATCTTTGTGCAGCACATAGAACGCCCTGACGATTTCCTCCGGCGTCCCGATTTTTGTCATGGCCGCAAATGATGGCCGAAAGAAATAGTCCCTATCACCTGAAGAAATCAGGCACTCTCCGATATCTTTGTGAGGCGTCATATGTTCTCCGTAATCATTATCAGGGGCAGCACGCCACCCCTTGTAATGATCACGCAACCGTGACTTCGGACGTGGACGTGAAGCCGCCGTCAGCTGTGGTGGCCGTGATAGTCGCGGTGCCATCGGCAACGCCGGTAACCAGACCAGTGGAACTGACCGTAGCGATCGCCGTGTTAGACGACGCCCAAGTTACAGACTGGTTGGAAGCGGTGGATGGTGCGACCGTAGCCGTCAGCTGAGTGGTGGCACCCACAGCGACAGAGGCGGTGGCCGGTGATACCGTTACGCCGGTGGCAGCTACCGTCTCGTCGGAGTCGATAACCTGAATGGTGCTGGCGTCGCCAACTTTGAACTCAGTGCTCAGGGTGACGATATCGTTAGTGCCGCCATCAGAACTCAGCGCGGTGACCACCATGTAGCCAATGAAGGTGACCGGGCCGTACTCCATACGAACCCAGATCCCCGGCTGACGCCGCGCCGACAGTTCCGCAGCGAAGTACTTGATGAATCGGCCTACGCCGTACTGGTCCAGCTTGTCCTGCTTGCGGACTTCGCCTTCAAAGCTCATGGTGAAGTCGGAGTTGGTGATGATGCTTTCGACATAACCGCCGCCGTCGTCAGCGTCAGATGTCACTGTGTTGGGCGAGAAGTCCCACCCCTTGCTCGTACCGGCGGCCAGCGCTTTCCATTCTGATTCCTGCGGCTGCGTATCGCTGCAACCGTCGGCAACTTCAAGCACGACGGCGCCACCGAACAAACGTTCGTTGCTATTCTGGCAATTAGCCATATTTGGTCCTCTGTGTTTTGACTAGTCGCCGAATGTGGCGACGAATTGGAGCCTGTAAACTAACCGGCCTTCTTCGGTGAGAACGGGGGCGGGGATGCCTCCGAGGTTTTCCAGGTAGCCGACACAGTCGTCAGCCATTGGATTCTGTTGGACGTAGTCAATGATGGATTGCACTGCGGCGTCTACGGCGGGATTGCCACCCTTGGCGCCGATCACATCAACTATCACGAAGTGTTGCGAACCCAACCCATTACGGATTGACGTACCTCCGTTAGGACGGAAAACCATCATCCTTTCATTCTTCTTTGGCGTGTCTGTCCACATAAGAAGCTGGACAACAAAACCATCAGCAAGCCCGGCATTAAGGAAGTAATTTCTAACCCTGGTGTGCATTGGTGGGGTCATGGCATCAGCTCCTTTTTGATTGCTGCAACCATTTGCTCTTTCACGTCATCAACACCTTTCTTAAGGAATTCTTTCTGGGCGGTGGCCCTGCGGAAATTCTGCGGAATGTTAGGGTCGTGAACATAGACGGCGTAATTGGCTGAATAACCGATTCTCCCGGTGATCCTTGTTCCATTTAAGCCCAGTTCGCGGTACTGGGAATTAAGCAAAGTTGAGGTGTCGATCGGGGTGTACAGCGCGGCCTGCGACCCTCCGATTAACATCGCAGCCTGAACTGCTCTTATGGCCCTCTTTCCCCTAACGTCGCTGATGAACTCGTTGACGCTCATATGGGTTTCACGAACGCCTCTGACCTTTATCCCCATATCAAACTCCCGTAAGGATCGCCCAATCATCAGCGGTTCGCTCGAAGGTGTCGGAATAGCGGATAACCTGCATCACTTCATCAGCGCCAGCGGATATCGGGTCAGGTTCGGATGATTCACCAATAAGAACGTAATCACCTGCTCCAATGGCAGAATATTCAGTCCATACGGTGTTCTTGATTACCACCTCAGAGCCGATATTACCTATTCGCTTGCTTAATCCACCCTCGTAATCACACAGGATCACTTCTGGCGGGGAGTAACCCATTGGGTCGCCATACTCATTGGCCCCCTCCAGCTTTCTCCATATGGTTGCCTTGGCGGTATATGACCAGTTAGCGACGCTGCTCACTCTCTCCACCTCGCTACTGTTGGGTTGGTGGCTGCTACCCGCTTGCACAGGAACACCCATGAACCATCACCACTGACGTACCCCGTCGTCTGGATGCCGGCGTCAGTTACAAGCCAGACACGAACATAAGGCTTCGGGGTGCGCACAGAAGGTAAAATCCATTCCATTTCACCCTCCTACCACGTCGAAGAAGCCGACCGACTTACTAGACAGCGGCAGGCCAGACAGGCACCCGTGCGTGTCCCATGCCTGAATCTGCTTGTAGAGATAGTCAGTACCGGAGGAATCGTAAGCGAAGGAGCGTGAAGCCCCAGACGGGGCAGATTGAGAAGATATCTTTCTGGCGCCGGACAGGGCGGCAAGCCGCACAGCGGCGTAGATAAGCAGCAGCTGTTTTAGGCTGTCTGAATACCCCGCCCCGTCCATACATTCAGATACGCCATTCGCTTGATCAATGAGAAGCAGCAGAACAGCATCAGGCAGCGTGAATCCCAGCTCAGCCATCATCGGCTTTACGTCATCAATCGCTATCTTCACCATTTTCGCCCCGCTTTTTTCTTCCGCGTTTTGATGGCGTTGCCACCTCGAAAGAAACATTGCCAATTCGCTCGGCCAGCCCTGCACTCACCCAGCGGTTGGCAACATCGTCTGAAACCTCAACCTGGCCACCAACCTCCAGCTTCTGGAAATTGGCACCGGCGAATAGGTTATTTGCGATAACTTTTACCAGTGCCATATATCCCCTTACTCGCCAGAAGCGTGGACAACGGAGAAGTGACCGGCGATGTCAGTCTTAACCATCAGACCAGCAGCGCCCCATGTGCGCCATACGTAATCACTGTTGTAGAACGGACGCGGGTCGGCAACGGTGCCGAACGCCTGACCGACAATCGGAGCCACTACGCCAGCAGACAGCGGGATGATGATCACTTCGTTTCCGGACAGCTGAGAGTCGACCTTAATTGCCGAGATACCGGACAGCTTCAGCAGTTTTTCGTACAGGGTTGGCGCGGCGTAGTTGTCGCTGTAGTCCTGCTCCAGATTTGACATGATCTCTTGAGATACATACCAGGTCTGGTCGCCGTACTGCATGTTGGTCACGCGAACCACGTCACGCAGCGCAATGAACTGTGCGCGGATTGCTTTCGGATCGGTTGAGGTGGCGAGGTTGGTGATCAATGTGACCTGAGCGACGCGCTCGTCGTTCTTGATACCCTTCCACGTTTTGCCGTCAAACTGCGCATAGTTGCCGCTGTCGTCACGGAAGCCGTTGAAGATGTAATCGACGTAGGTGCGGCGAACCTGAGCTGAAGATTCAGCCTGCGCATCGGCAATAACGTCAAATGCGTCCGGGTTGTTCAACCGGGGGTCGCGCCAGTTGAATTTGAAGCCAGTGTCATGCACCGGAACCATCGTGCCGTCGTAATCGTAAGCCGTGGCATCCAGCGCCGCGCCGATCTGACCGCTCATGGAGGTGTGCCCCCACATTTTGCCGCCGGACTTAGCGTATTCGTAGACCGTCGCATTGATGCGGACAGAGCGAGACAGCGGCGTAAGGTCGTTCAGCAAAGTGAATTCATCTTTGTTCTCAAACTGACGCAGAACGGTCTGATCAAAGGTTTTGTACAGGTCTGCCGGGGAACGCACAGCGTTGATGCCGTTAAGCTGAGCTGCTGTGTTAACGCGATCAGAAATTTCCTGCATCACGTTAACGCCCTGGTGGTTGACTGCCGCCTGACGCTCTTGCGCCAGCTGCGCGAACTGATAGCTATTTACCGCCAGGTTACCGGTCTTTTCACCGATTGATTTAGAGAAAACTAACATTGTGTCTCCTTACTTGAACACGATGCGGACGAGGTCGCCAGCGGCTGCGGTGATGGATGACTCTTCGACGTAGCCAAAGGTCGGGGTAGCAGTTTCTGATGTCACTGGGGTGATCTGTCCGTCGACTACGGCAACCGCCATGCCTTTTGTGTAGGTGCCAGCAGCTGCTCGGACGTTCAGAAACATGCCTTGCAAAGGTTGGATGCCGACCACCAGCTCATTGGCCGGGATGACTTCATCTACGTTTTTGCAGCGCAAGTAGTCCATATTCGCCACATACAGAACGGCGTCATCATCGCCTTTGGTGGAGGCGGTGAACTTGCCGGATACGAAGTGGCCAACAGTGCCTGGCGTGGTTGCCGCTGCCGCTGCGCCTTCGCGATTGAGTAACGGGTTAGGGAAAATACCGCCCGCGTGAATTACGTGTTTACCGTCTTTAATCGCCATCAGTCATTACTCCGGCATTTCAGAAATGGATTGTTCGGTTGAGTGGTTAAACGCACCGCTCAAACCCCGTGAAGTAGCGCATTGAGCAAAGAGGCCATCCAGTGCCGCGCCATCCAGCGCGTTCACCGCCAGGTCATCAAGTCCGAATTTGGCTTTAACGGCAGCGCGTTTTTCGCCCTTCTCTTTGTCTGCGTTGGCGTTCAGGCTGTTAACAACACTCTCAACGCGCTCAGCCAGAGACTTGGCCCATGCCGGAACCTCTTCTGCATTAGCTGCGGCGTCTTTAGCTGCTTTATCCTTCGCCGCCTTTTCGTCGGCCTCTTTCTTCTCACGCGCGGCTTTCTCTTCAGGCGTTTCGTCTTTTTTAACCGCCTTTTCTGCTGCCATCTGGTTATATGCGTCCATCAGCTCGGCATCGGTTTTGCCATCAGTCGGTTTGCCGGCAGCTTTGAGCGCGTTAACGATCAGGTCTTTCATCGGGTCTGTTTCTCCGTTGGTTTTAACTTCGTACTCAGTTGGTTTGCGCACGACTTCTTGTGGCTCGCCGACAAAAACAGCCTTGCCGTCATCATCGATGAGGTACTTTTGCTTGAAATATCGGGACTGGTCTCGGTAGATGAAGGTGTCGGGCCATACAGACTCAGGCCACAGCCAATTGTCATCAGTGCGGCCTTCTCTGAGCTTGTCGCTCAGGGCGCGTTGAATATCATCGAAAGAGAAATTTGAAGCGTTGGTGAAAAAGAATTTGGCTTTATTCAGAGCGCCTTCGCGGGTGCAGTCGTAGCCATCCGACAGGTTCGCAATCTCGATTTCTTGCTCGTCACCATCGGCATTAACGAAAATACCAACGCCTTCTTCTGGGGTTCCCGCGCCGGGCTCATCCAGAAGCACCGCAACATGGTCAAACATCATGTTGGTGGCGATTTCGTTGTACTTTTTGCCCTTCGATTCACCGTTGGCCGCGATGCCGGAATACAGGAGGCCGGTCGAAATGTGGATGGGCTCTGCATTGGTACCAGCAATCATTTCATCCAGACGGTTGATTAGTCGCTTGCCCTTGTCGCTAGACTCTGCGTACTGGCGATCGACGTACATGTCGCCGGTGACCTTGCCGTCGGTGTGATTGACGTTCTGTAGCCACGCACCGACGTGGTAGTTGTTCACCGCCCGCACATCCCGAGCTGATACGTGCTTGCCATCCACTTTAGGGTGGCCGAGAGGCATCGGGTTGCGCTCAAGGGTGTTGTAGGCCTTGCCAATTTCTGCTGCCGGGTACAACTTCCGATTCATCACGATGTCATCTACGACAGGCGTGATGCCGCGAACCACGATATGTGGCTTGCCGTCGATGGTTTCAGTGGTGATGTTTGAAGCGGAGTTGACGACGGTCAGCACGTTAACGCGATTGCGCTTCATGCTGTGTCCTCGTTGATGGTGATTAATTCTCTTGCTGGAACCAGCTCTTTCGTTCTGACTCGAGTCTTTCAACAAGTCCGGGATTAACGACCTTACCCGCGGAGTCGAGAACTACGGGGATTTGAGAGCAGTAGCACCGATAGCGATTCCCGCGTTCGGCGTAGAACGCCTCCACCTCTTCAGTGGGGTACGTTCTCCCGTGCCGAGATGCATGCCATGCGCGTGTTGTGGGCTTGAGAGCAGATATCCACATTACGGCTGTGTTCAGGCCGAGCCTATCTTTTGCCCAATCCGTTTCAAGCCACTGAGCCTTGCGCAGCGCGCCGACCTGCTCTGTTTGCGCGATGTTCTCGGCGGATGCCTGACTAACATCCAAGCGGCGACTGATTATCTTTGCAGTCTCTCTCGGGTTGATGCCTCGGCCAATCGAATCAGCAATGACGTTAGCTAGATCTGCCCGCGCCCGGTCGGATATGCCTTTCCAGTCGCTGTAGGTCGATACATACGCAGCAGCAACCTGATTCTGATATGCAGGAGACGACAGGAGAGCCGACAGCGTTGTTTGCGACGCGTAGATGGGTGATTGCACTGATAAATTAGTAAATGCTGCTAGTGTCCCCCGATTGTACTCAGCGGCGACATAATCTAGCGCCCACAGGTTATTACTACCGCCGTCCAAAAGGTGGTCATCAAGGATAGTCTGAACAATCTGTAGCAGGCTTGCCAACTGCGCGGCTGACATGTCGTAGATGTACGCTCCGGCGTTGACCTGATAGAGAGTATTGCCATGTAACGAGAAGCTGGACTGACTGTTTATCGCGGAATCACTGCCGGTCATCCTCTGGTCGATAACCTGCTTCAACGCCAGCTTAATCCGGTAATAACGGTTACGGATATCTTTGCGCATCTTGCCAACGGCGCGAGAGGATTGGGTCGGGTCTGTTTTATTCCTGGGTACTATCGGCGTCCGGATTGTCGGTTGTTTGTTCTCCAGTGAGAGGGTCAACATGTGGCGTCTCCGGGATGTCCTGTTCTTGAATCGGGTCTAATTCACCGGCCATGCGGACCTCGTTAGCATCAACGGCTGGGGTGCCATAGGCCTGCTGGGTTTTCAAGGCGATGTCGGCCATCTTGCTCATGTTATCGAGCTTCTCGCTATCACCAGGAGCTAGCAGGTCAGACCAAACTACCGACATTTCTCCGCTCTTGGGCGGGTCAATTATCCCTACCGCCCACCATCGCTCAGTCACAGCGCCAATCAACCATGAAAGAAAACCTGCACGCCGTTCGTTGCAAGTAGCGGCCCATGCTTTTTTATCCTCAGTGGATGCGAGGTTGCCTGTCTGCTTACCGAACAAAATGTTGAACGGGCATCTGATGGTTGAGGCGTAGCTGTTGGCTGAAACCGTCCACGTAGGGGTGGGGTCAGCGGCAGCTACAGAAAGCACAGATGTGGTACCTGATTGGGTCACCAGTGCCGAATCTGAGCCTTGATTTAGTTTGGCGATTTTATCGTTCATCGCCTCACCTAGATCTTTATATCCAGCTGCAACCGCCTGCTGAGCAATCGTGGTCATATCCGTGCTTGAGTCAAACGACACGCCTAGCTGACGACTGGCGTTCTTCAGGAACCCTTCCGCACTACCACCCTTCGCTTTTTCGATATCCAGCAGGTCGTTATAACCGGCCTCGTTGAGCGGGATTCCTGACAGGATGTTATCGTCCTCTGAACCCTCAGCCAGGATGATTACGCGGTCGGGATGCACAGTGACATGGCGAACGTGTCCGTACGTTCCGTCATTACCCACCGGCTGCTCATTGAACTGATAGTTTACTGGCTGCCCGTAAGTAGGCGAATGAGTATCGATGTCGATGTTGCCGGGCTTAATCTGAGACTCCCACGCCGGTATCATCTTCACCAGAGCGCTGTCGCCCAGGCGCTTAACTAACGCGGTATCAACTGGCTGATCCCAGTCACGGCCATCTTTGATTTGCAGAAGCAACGCTGAGTAACGACCAATTAGGTTCCGACGATCGGCGTCTTTAATTTTTGACCAGTGCTTCTTGAGCAAGCGCGTTACCGTGGATTCCCATTCGTTGGTGGCTTTCGATTCGGATGTTTCCGGACCGTCGATAATAACTGGCTTGTCAACCCAGCATGAGTCCAGCGTCTTATGAACCCCGGCGTATGCCGCCGAGTTGCGCCGGTAAGCGCGGTAGAGCATGCCGAAGTCTACCGAGTCTGGATAACCGAATTCGTCCCATAACTTGGTTCGCTTCGTGTTGCCGTTGAACTGCCCGGCATAAAGCATTCTTTGCCGTCCGACTAAATCAGCAACGGCATTGACGAGGAATGAAACCTCGTTGTTTGAATTACTCACTGATTAGCCCTCAGAAGAAGATTGCGCCTGTAGATTTGTGGTTATTCTTGGATACAGCGAAATACCGGAATGCATCAGATCCGTGAGAGGTGAAGTCATGAAGGGGTTTGTCTTTCCAGCAACCGCGCTTGTCGTCCCACTCTTTTCGATAACCTTCTAGGTGTGAGATACCAAGCTCGCACTTGTGGCTGTCGAAAGCACATTTAGGGAGAATTTCACGCACCGAATCAATGCCTGTGTCTACCCCAAGCTTTGGGGCCACCTTAAATCTGATGGAGTATTTCATCCCATCGATTTCAAACCCCTCGGCGGCTATTTGCTTGCGACTTTTTCCATCGCCTGCAAACTCCCGGTTGTCTATATCGTGCGGCGCCCAATGTTCGCCGTACTCATAACCCCTGTCTTTCAGCACTTTCATGTAGTGTCGTAAACCTTCGCCTGAGTTCTCGTAGTAGTCGATGACGTGAAACTCTTCACCTACCTCACGAACAAACCAAATGGCCGTTGAATCACCTACGCCGATATCCCAAAACGTATGGACGGGAAGATGTGAGTTGTCCGGTAGCTCACCGATACGATTATTGGTGTAGAGCCAGCGGAACTGTTTGGCGTAGTAAGCGCCCTCGACTGACTGCTGGAATGCTTCAGCGGGTATCGTTGGATACTCACGCTTCATGTCATCGCCGAGAGTCTTTTCTTTGGCGCAATACCACGCTTTCTGGCGCTCATCGAGGGTGACGCCGTGCTTGGCTTCCATCTCATCGAAGTAATCAATCAGGCGCTGCGGTAACGCCTCTACCGGGTCAATTGCGTACTGCGGATTCTTCCACCAGGAGAAGAAGAAAAACTTCCAGTCCAGCGGGGAAAGCGTTTTCCCCTGCAATAATGCCTTTTCGGCAGTCTGGCAGTAATCGAAGAAGTAACCAGCCCGCCCTTCTGCCGTGCTCTCGATAGTGGCAAAGCATCCGGTTGATACCGCCTCAAACGCACCAGTGACAATCTCACGGGCCTTGTCCGGATACTTGGCGCATATCTTCCCGAACTCGGAAACGTGCAGGTAACGCAGCGTACCGCCACGGAATGACGTACTGACGTATAGCGATCCGCCCTTTTTAAATACCAACTCCCCGGCAGAGTCATTACTGGCCGGGTTGGCCGCTTTGATTTCTTCAGGAAGATTGTCGAAGGCGAACTTCACTTTCTCGCGGAACAGCCGCTTTGCATCATTCAGTGTGTGGGCGATCAACGCGCACTTTGCAGATTCAAACAGCGCCGCGTCGAGCTGGATAATGCACACTTCAGTCGTGAAACCGAGCTGACGCGCTTTGAGAATGATATTGCGGGTGTGGATACCTTCGAAGTACTCACGCTGCTCTGGCGTCATCCTGAAGCGCGTCGGCTTACCTTCTTTGTCGGTGATCCAATAGAGATTATTGAGCCGCCAGTCTTTATCAGCCAGTAGCTTGAGGTGCTCAGGTTTCATCAGGCCCCCTGAGACAAGGAGTCCATCAGGTCAGATAGTTTCTTAACGGAGTTGTCGCCTTCCGGCCCGTCGATGTCGTAAGCCTGGCGCTCAAGGCCAATAAGCGTCTTCAAGGTGTCCGAGAGGTCTTTCATCGACTTAACTCTCCCCGGCAGACTAATGACCTTGTGATAAAGCTCATTGAGGCGATCGCGCCCATTGTCGTCAGGGTCGAACATGATATCGCCGAGCTTTTCGAGTGCCGACACATCGCCACATTGAGCACCCAGCTCATCAAACAGTGAGTTAGCGAGATTTCTTGCCCGGCGAATGTCTCCGCGATGTTCCATACGGACTGTGGCAATGACTTCAGCATTAGCCTCAATCAGTATCCGTTCGCTGGTAGCCGTTTCAGTGGATACCTTGCTGGATACCTCTCGTTTGGATACCAGCGCATCAGCCTTTGCTTTAATCTTCGCCTTGAGGTCTCTTTCCCACCCATCTCGCTTTGCTCGCTTATTGATGGCGCCATGGGTAATGCCGTGCTGTGATGCAATTTCGCGGATAGACAACAAACCAGCCCGGTAAGCCGATTCGATAGCCTCCCAGTCGGGTTTTATTGCCATAAATAATATTTCCTGCTGGTTTGTTTGATATATCCCCGGGGAAAGGCAATACCGCCACCCGAGGATTCAGTATGTTTGTTCTGTAAAAAGCACTCATAGAATGCTCTTTGCAGAATTTCATAAAATAAGCCCGATTCTTCCGCCACGGTTCGGGCCGACCGCCATGTGAGTCGAAATCGCTGGTAAAACTCGGCGTATTCCAGTTTTTGATTCGCTATGTGCGCTCTACGGGGAATTTGCGTGTCATCGCTAACACATAGGACGGGGACTGAACGGCCCCTGGGGAATCGCTAAGAGCCGTCGTGAAAGTGGCTCTCTAATTCATTAATTTTACGGTGGCGCATTTTTTGCTGGCTACGCCGCATTATCCATATTCGCTACAGCAAGAAGTCCGGCAATCCATTGAATTCCCTTCGGCGTGAACTTCACCTGAGTGAATGCATGACCATTGCCAGCCTCACCGGTCTTTACCACGAACCGTCCTGCAGTAATGTGCTGTGCGTAAGGGGTTAGCTTTCCGGCCAGGCGATACATGATCTCGTTGTCTTGCAGGAATGCTCGGAAATCATTCTCTTTAACCTTAAGGAGCTTTGCCGCCTCACGAAAACCCATGCTGCCGGATGCCTCGACGTAGCTATCTACGAACTCAGCTTTTGGCGCCGCTATAGCTAGCTTGGTCTCCAGTTGCGCTTTCTGTTCTGCAAGGTCAGCGGCAAGGCGAAGCGCTTCGGGAAGAGACTGCGGGATTTGAGGCCCATGCATCACTTTCAATTTAGCCAGCACAGTACGGCGTACGGCTTTTGACTCCCGCATTCCGATTAAGGTCATCTGCTCCATGTTGAGCATGTAGCCTTTTACGGCGCGACTGGCGCCCTGTTCGGTGGTCACGTAAAAAGTTTCCGCGACCCCCAAATCATCAATTTCGTCCTCAACGCGAGAAAGGAAGTGCCGATTTTCAACTTCTGACTCCCCGTACTCGGCGCGGGCTGGATTAATGATGCTTTTCAGAAAGTCCAAGCTAGTCATGGAGACTTCGCTGTTTACTGTTGGATATGCCATTCGCTGATACCTTTTGGTGGTAGAGCCTGTTCTCCAGATGTAGGCAGCCCAAGAGCGGTCAGCGATAACCACTGCCCTATCTCAAGCTCTACCCCGAAAGGCCCTTGGTGATTGCGCGGAGAATGCGCGGTGAAATGCGGATACAAAAAAGCCCCGGACTATGCCGAGGCTCGATATTTGGTTTGGTGTTTAGGCGATCGCCAGCATGACGCCCTGTGTGACTGCGTGCTCAATGAGGTCTCGGCTCGCCGCCGGGCTTATGTCATGACCCTGCAGCGCCAGTAACTCCCTCAGCTGTTCCGCCAGAATTGCAATGGTGATGGTCTGTTCTTCGTGAATCATAATCCGTTACCTGTAGTGGGCATTATCGCGGACACTCGGTGAATATCCGCTGCAATGCCTACTCTGCTTTGGTGGACGCCTTAGCAGCGGCAGCTGCGTCGATTTTCTTCTCGACGTAAGCCTTAATTGACTTGTAGCCGCCAGACACCAGGTAAAGCACGCCAACCGCAGTGCTGAAGTACAGCATGCCAGCTTCGATTAAAGTCATCGGATTTCTCCATTTGAGGATGAGGTGATGGTTTTTATGTACCCCTGCAGCCCAGCTATTTGCTTTTCTGCTGTAGCGATTCGTTCTCTGAGGGTGAAATAATTCCGCTCAGAGGTTCGAGTAAGTTCGGCGCGGGGCTCATCAGCCACGCCGGCGGTGGGGGTGGCGCTGGACACACGACGACAGGTTGCGTTGACGCGCAGCCGCTTAGCACCGGAATCAACATCGCGCTGCAGGTCAGCAATAGTCTGTTTCGCATCTGCAAGCTCCTGCGTGTACTTTTGGTCAATGGATGCAACTTCACGTTGCCTTTCCTGCAATGTGTCGATCGCTTTTTGTTTTGCGTCCGCTAATTGCTCAGCGCGTTCAGCCCGCGATTTCTCTCCCTGATATTCTTCGTACAAGTGAAGGGAAAGCATGGATAGAAGGCTAAGGAAAATGAACATCAAGGCGACGCCACCAGCAATAACCCGACTCATGACAAGAACAGAGCGCGCTCTCTCTGTCTCCGGCCAAGCAATCGATCTGGGTCGATACCCGCTCGCTTCCACATAAGGAAAGCATCTGCTGCGCCGGTGTAATCACCTGCGTTTAGCCTTTTCAGGGCTGTTGAGTAACGAAAAGCAGTTGCGCCAATGTTGAATATTAAGCTGGTGAGCGCGTCGTACTGATTCTGGTTAAGCTCAGCACGGACGTTTTTATCTATAGCAGTGGATACCCACGCCAGATCATCAAGCAGCAGCTTGGTTGACTGATTCTGCGTGATCTTCATTCCAACCGTCACAGGATTGCCATCAACGGTGCCCGTATGACCGACCCCGATAGTTGGTATGCCTCGGACATCGGAATAACCGACAAGGCGCTCGCCCTCTTCCTTTTTCAGGAATGAAACACCAGAATCACTTATCTTCATCGCCACCACCAAATCGCTTATTGAACGCATTGATCGCCATCTGGCTCAGCTTCTTAACACCGATAAAACCGACAGCACCGCCAATCGCTGGCGACACAGTGATGGGAAGGCCGAACATATCGAGAGAGTTTGTGATAGCTAGCGTCAACAGCCCGCACACCAACCCTTCAATCCATTCGTTTTTCTTCTCCGTTCCGTTGTAAATCAGCATCCCGTAGCGGATGAGGACGGCGAGGATGGCCCCAAAAAGCTGAGGCCATGAATTCTTCAGGCCGTTGGCAATATCCGCCCAAAAGCCGTAGTCGTTGTTTTGCATACGCATAGCTCCGCCTCCCGACTAATTGCTTGGTTGGCGCTGTGTGTTGTTGATTAGGGATTAGCGACTCAGGCCAGAGTTGACAGGGGGAGTCATGATAGTGATTGCCTGGTCGCTAAATAAAAAAGGCCACGCATTCGCGCAGCCTTGAAGTTGGTGGGCCGTGGAGGATTCGAACCTGCCTGCCTCGCCCTTATGAGGGGCTTGCTCATACCAAATGAGCTTACAGCCCAAACGCAAAAAGCCCCGGCGGGTGGCCGAGGCTTCGAATTTGGCTAGTTATCTAATGAACACTCACAAAGCGCCCATCATTGGTGGCATCCTAACCAATTATCGCCAGCCTGTAAATAACTATCTTCTACAAAATCAATTTCACATAGAAAATAATTCTCTACTTAGTGACTTTAGAGATAACAATATCTGCCGCAGCCTCCTGTTTGTGGCACTCCGTTACTAGCAGCTCATAGAACGACTTGTAAGTGCGTCGCCATGTTGTCTCGGGCAAATCCATAGCCACCGAGCAAATCGCCCGCCTGACGTTCTCTGCTGGCAATCTGGCGTACCCCTTCCCTGCACACCGAGGGCATTCTTTGAATACCGGAGCGCCGCCGTTGGCTTCTGTCTTTTCCTTGTCCACCACAACGCCCTTTCCATGACACCGGCATGAGTTGCTTATCACCCCCTTCCCGAGACAGGTCTGGCACTGCGTACGCACCACTTCGCGCACACTTGCATGCTTGTAGATATCCTTGGGTGAATCCACCCGCATTATCTTCGTGACGGGGCCAGGGTGCCTACCCATTGCTGATTTCATGGTGAACACTTCCAGGTCGACAAAGCCACCATCGCAATCAGGGCATCGCTTAACGCTGGCCGCGCTACGCGAGTAGTCCTGATACGCGAATGTTGCGATGACTTGCAGCAGCTTTAGTTTAATATCCTCCTCAAGTTGTGAGATTGCTTTATGGCGCCCTGCCAGGCGCTTAGCGATTTCGAACAAGCCTTCTACTGCTTTATCCGGCGAAGATATGCCAACCTTTGCCAAGTACAAATCCAGCCCAACACCGGCCGCTTGGTGTGTCATACCAATTGCGGCCATCACTTCACTGATTGATAGAGATTCTGTTGCTGTTGCTGGGGACTGATCGGAGAGTTTCGGAGATTTGGGAGAGAAGTACTTCGGGATGCTTTCGAGTCTCACTGCTTTCTCCTTTTCCTCGGGCTGCAGTCCCACGATTGAACGTGAGGCGGATGGACTACCGGATTAATGGGCCGGAAGTGCCGGAGAAGATTCGCTATCCACGCTTTCATGAATCACCCCGCTGTTTGTTCAGATTGTGCCGGTTGACGATCTCCCTGATGCGCTCCTGAGTTAGGCTTAACGCTTTGGCCTGATCAATCTCCTTTTGACGCAGCTCCTTCAGTGTGTGCTCTTCATAGGCGGTCATAACTCCTCCTGGCTGTACGTTTCAAACCAAAACACCACCGGCTTTTCGATAACCTGAACTAACCCGAAACGCTCCGCCGTTCTGAAATTTACCGATGTCTTAAGCGCCCTACCGGCCTGTAGTGATATCTGGTTCCTGAATTCCTCGATGTCGAATACCGATTTGAACAGATTGCAGGGAGCGCATGCCGGAACAAGGTTTTCAAAGGTGTCATTCTCCGGCACCCAATGATCGCCCGTCGCTACAATTTTTCTCTGACCGTTAGGCTGTCTTTCGCCGAATTCCAGCTTACGGTAGACAGGCTTGACGTGATCTGCGTGCCACCCCTTCTCAGGCAGTTCACATCCGCAGTACGCACAATTCCCGCCGAATTTCATGCGCAACAAGCTTCGCTGTTTTTTGGTGAGCTTCATGACTCCTCCCGTTGCTTAATGAGCTCTCTCGTCTTTCTCCGGTATTCCGCCGCCAACTCCTGCAATTCTTCCCGCGTCCATTTTTTCGGCTTATGCGGGCCCATCAGGCGATCGAAAGCAGCCTGGCCAATTTTGGCGATTAGGTTCGGCGTGTAGTTTTCGATATTTCCGGATAGGTGGTTATTGCAGGGGGCGCATTGCCGATGGCAGTTGGTTTCGTCATACCGGGTCTCAGGTGATGCGCCGACGGTGCGATAGTGTCCTGCGTGCCATTGGCCGTCATGGAATCGACCGCAGCTGATACACGGCTGGTCAATGTCTCGTTCCCGGATGAACTGGTTGAATGCTTGCTGGGCTTTCTTGTGAAAATAACTGAGGGGTTGAACTTCGAGTTTTCGAATCTTTGTTGTTCTGCGTTCCTGCTGTGCTTCCTTTCGCCTTCGCTGCTCTGCCTTGAGCTTTTCTTTCTCCCTGAGCATTAATCCATATTTTGCGCCGTGTTCCGGGCTACACCACTGCTCGTTAGGGAATCGAGGGTGGAACCACTCGCGGCAGACCTTGCATCGCCGTCGGGGTCGTTTCTTTTCAGTCGCCATCCTCGCTCCTTATCCGTTCCGCCACCTCACCCTCGATCAGCACGTCAGCACATTTCGGGCAAACATGGGTGCAGGTGCTGGGGATCGGCTGCCGGCAGCATTGGCACTTGGCCTCATTGTTTTGTTGGTCTTCCATACTTCCGGCTCCGTAATCGGTCAAATTTGCGCGTAAGCAGCCCGTGGACATAGTCAAATGTCTTTACCTGATTGGCGGCTGGGGTTCGTTTCAGCTTATTTCTGCGGCGGGGTACGGCGAATATTGCGTTGTTCTCAATGCGCTGCCATGCAGACTTCATGGATCCCCCTTACCTCGCGGATGCGGCGGTCGAACAGGAGGACCAGCGGATTGTGTGAGCGGGTATCGAATCGGCGACTGCCAGTGTCGACTCGCGGCGCCATGCGGTATGTGTACCCACCTTGCTCACCAGACCGAATAATCACGCCTTCCTGCGTCATTTGTTTGATGCATCCATACACACCCGGATAACTATGCCCGTAGTGTTTGCAGTAGCTCCAAATCTGCGCCCCCGTCATTTCTCCATTATCTGACAGGGTCTTGATCACCTCGTCTCGTATCATTTTTTCACCTCTTTGTTCTGCTCTCCCCAGCGGATTGACCATTCGATGGCCTGCCGGGATTCTTCGCTCCACCGAACGCCATGCTCGGCACCAAATGCGTTCATTAGCTCAATGAGGTCACTCATTTCACGAACGCTCATCTTGCGCGTAGACTGACCCAGCACTACAAAACCGCCATTTAACCCCGGCACCGTCTCCTGCTTTTTCAGTACGGCAGTAAAGACATTCTTCCAGCTCTCCGAGTCCATCTTTCGCCCATACCAAACCACCTGCTCACTGATGTCGCGCAGGGTTGCCCAGAGCCGAGCATTTTGCTCAAGGCTTCTGGTCTTCTCTTGGATTGTTATGGTGAGGGGTTTCTTCGGATCGGTGGGTAACTGCTGGATATACTGGATGGCGTTCTGCTTTCTTGGCTGGTCTACGAGGAAGTAAACCTGTTTAGTCATAGCGGCCTTCTGTTAAGTATCCTGTCGTGAAAAACCAAACCCAGCGCTTTGCAACGGAGGGCTTGCCGATTGGCTTCTTTTACACCAGGGACAAACCGATACCTTCTGGCAATCTCTACCCACTCGTCGTGGTGCCACATCATTCTTCCCAAGGCATCAAGCGCGATTTTTACTCGCGAATTTTGCTCATTCATAGCTCACTCCTTCACTGTTATTCCGGCTGCGCTGAGAATGTCTTTGCAGTCGTTAATTGCGTCGTGTGCTGATAGCGGATCGTCGTATTTTTCTTGCGACGGAAATTCAACGAATAATTCAGACCTACTCGCCTTCCATGCTGTCCACATGTAGCCGTACACTTGAACCGAATAGCCACCGCTCGGCGTTCGCTGTTTTTTCATATGGCCCCATGGCAACGCACCAACCAATTCTGCCCAACGCTCAAACTCTTCCCGCATCTGCTCTGTGCTCATCGTTCAACCTCCACGCATTTTATGTTGTTGACCCGAGGTGATGTTTCACTCCACGATCGCTGATCACTTGCAACTTCAGTCGCCTTGATTGCTGCTTGGCACTGCTCCATGCTTTCCATTGGTGCAATCTGCATATTCATAGACTGGCTGGACAAAACCATAACCATAAAAAAATAGGTCATTTCCTCACCCCCAATTCGCGGGCGACGAAGCTTTCCATTCGGCTGATGCAGCCTTTGATCCGGCTGATGTCACCTTCTGGAAACATGCTCTTGCTCATTTCCCTGAGCGATCGCTTAAGGTCGGCATTTTTCACGCGCTCTACCCGCGCCTGAGCAAAAGCACGCAACGCCTTGGGTATCGACCGACCATCCAGTCGAGCAAACGCGGCGCATAGTCTCGCGTGGGTCACCGTCTCCGGGAATTCAGCAAAGTCGGTGTGCTCGATGATTTGTCGGGCTGTTGATAGTTTTTCCATTTCAGCTCCAAAAAATAAGGCCCGATATCGCTATCAGGCCCGTGATTAGTTCAGTACTGTAGGTTGTGATCATGGTTTATTCCTTTGGAGGCTCAGGGAGTGGCATCCAGTGGGTTATTTTTTCTGGGTCGATACACTGAAACGACCCAAACAAGAACGGTGCCATGCTTATATGTTTTCCATTCCAAATAACATGGTAATAACCACTCACAGCAGGCATCCGCTCGCTGCACTTAATCCAATCACTCATAACTCAATCCTCAATCATGTGCGGGTAGCGGCGCAGGAATTCGCGTAGGCCAAGATAGTCAGACGTTTGCCCGATATGGAACAATACGGAAAGACCGCGGCCGGCTTTCCTTACGTCAAAAACTGTTACAGCTATTTCTGCAGGGTGATTTATGTCAGAAACGTACTTACGCCCAGTCATTGCACGCCGGATTTCCCGCTGCTCAAAATTCATTTTGCTCATAACTTAAACTCCATCTTCTCCAGCTTGGCGATCTGCTTCTTGAGTGACGCCAGCCTTTCTTTGCGTCTACGTTCGCAGTCGGCAATGGCTGACTCTTTGGTGGCGTAGAACTCCTTGCCGTATGCGGAATTCGTATGATAATTATCACGCCAATATGCACTTTTACCATCATCGCGAACTTCAGCCTCTACCTCGAACGGACCTTTCGTCAGGGCGTACTTGGTTACGTAAATGGTTTTATCGCTCATCATCCTGCTCCTCAGCTTCTTTCAGCTTTTCGAATGCTGACTCCAGCTCATCGTCTGCCCAACCTTCGCTAAGCGCCCCTTCGATTGCTTCGAGAAGGACTGAAATCTCTGCCTGATTAAAATCAACTGTCATGTTGTGCTCCTGCTTTACCAATTTTCAGCTTGCGTCGAATCTCTGCGATCTTGTCTAACCCCTTCTCGCCGCTCACCGGGATATGCAGCTTCGGTATCTGAGCCACTGGCGCCGGGAACGTTTCACCTCTTGCCGCGCGGCGAGCCATATCTTTCAACTCGCGTTCACATCGTTTTCTCAGCTCTGATTCCGTGAGGTTGAACGACCGCATTTGCGAGTAGAGCTTGGTGACCATCAGCCAGCAGGCGTTACTGGGCCACGGATATCTTTCCGGGCTTTCGTAATATCCCCGTTCTGCGCTGTATTTCATGACCATCAGGTAGAGCTCGTCAGAACCCGGTAATCCGTACTTGCTAACCTCACCCTGGCGGCACCACTCGATGAACTGCCCAGGAGACGGCCAGAACGGTGATGAATTGGCTCGGGCGTACTGCATTCCTGCCGAAAGCTGTTCTCTGCTTCGGATTCCGTTCTCAGCGAATGCGGCTATCCACTGCTTTTTAGCCGCGCTTTCATCAGCCTCGGTTCGTAGATTGGTATTCCCAGCCGCGGGGAATACTTGCCTCAACTGGCGAAATAACGCGTCAACCAGCTTCTCAGCCTCTGGATTGACGATGTTCTGGACGTTGGCTGGATGACCGCTGTACATCGCTGCGAGGGACTTGCCATCGCGATTCTGGATAACCGACATCAGGCGTTTACTCATAGGAATTCCTCCCACGATTCAGGGCTGTTCCAGTGTGGAGATTGTTTTACAGATCCGGGTCTTATGCCGCGATTAATCGCTTGTTTATTTTGGTAGCTCAATTTCTGACTTGCCGTAACGAACCAGTTTTTAGGTTTTTCACGGCTGAACTCAATGTCTAGTTTTTGCAGTTCATACACCAAATCAATGCTGGAGTAGAGAGTCGCCCATTTGTGAAAGTCATCGTGATTTAACTTCACGACTTTACCTTCAAAAGAATATTTTGAAGATTGAACTGACTTATCAGAAGGAGCGGATGCGACTGGTGTTTGTTTAGGTTCTATGACTGGTTCAAAAGAGTGACTGGTTCTGGGGGCAGCTCCTGCCCCACCCCCTAGGGCAGCTCCTGCCCCACCCTCGGGCAACTCATGCCCTAGGGCAGCTCCTGCCCCACCCTCGGAAACTCGTTTTATGCAAGAATTGTCTAGCGTGAGATAAAAAAGATTTGATTGGTTTAATTCTCCATTCCTGCGGAACTCCCTTCGCAAGAGCCCTAATGTTTCAAGTGCTCTTATGTGGCTTTTTACCGTTGATCGTCCTATTTCGCACTGATCAGCAATATGCTGGTAAGAGGGCCAGCATTCACCCTTATCATTGGCGTTATCAGCCAACTTGATCAGCACAAGCTTCCTCAATGGGTTGCCAACTCTGATGTTCATGGCTTTGGCCATCAAATTCATGCTCATAATTAGTCCGGATTAGAAAGGTAATGGCTCGTCAATCGGGGGTTGCTGAGGGCCGTATATTCCTGCTGCGATTTGCTGTTCTTCCCATTCCCTAAGTTCTTCTTCATGCCGTCTGACAAATGCAGCTTCGGCATTTTCGACGGCATAAGCTTTATTCTCGAAAAAAACAGCAGAGATGTTTTTGGTGTTCAAGCTGTTGATTATGAATTCAGCACCGAACCTGATTAGACGTTCGGCTACAGCCAACTTGTCACCAAAAATATTGATTCCGATATCTTCAAAGAGATCATTCAAATCAAGGCCTTTCAGGCTTTCAAAAGAGATGACGTCGTAGTCCATTGCTAAAATCTGAACTTCATCTCCAACCTTGGCATCACAGTGCTGCCTACATTCATCAATTAGGCCTTCAAGGTCATATTGGAAAAACTCCCTAGATTGGCTGACCCTGCAATCCTTAAGAGCTTCGTGTATGGCTCGCTCAGAAGATGCAGGGTCCTCACAGTGGAAAGCAGCTTCGATTACGAACGGAAAAGGAACACCCGTTGCAGATGAAAGCTCCTTAGCCCTTGTTTCAGGGCTAGTTGTCGTCATTCCTACTTTGTAGATACCCGGCATGAATTCGTTGCTAAGCACATACACCCATCCCGCCATGCGAAAATTGGCCGGCATTGGCATCTCTTGTAATACGTCAGGTTGCCTTTCAATGGGTTCTAGGTGCATAATCTCTCCTGTGAATTGATCCAGTAATTCCGTTAAGCGTCGAAGCTGTTACCGCAGCTCGGCGTTTTTTCATTTTCGAGATACCCCACCAGCCGCTTGGCTAATTCCGCCATCTCATCGTCATCAATGCCGTAATTCAGCACGGACAACATCAGGCTCACTTGGCTGAAGAAACCGTTCTTCCAGCGGCTTACTTGGTACTCAGGAACCCCCATTGCAGCAGCAAAAGCTTTCTGGCCCATGAGAGCTAATTTGTTAAGCAGCGCGGATTCGATACGTCTCGCGTTTTTGCTTTGAGTTGCACTTTCCATACTTGATAATTTCCCTAGTTAAATATTGCATTGTTAATTGAGCGATCAGCCGATGCTGTCGCTTGTGTAGTGTTCCGCGTTGACGGCGGTGCAAATTGGTAAAGAGCGGTGGTGCTATACGGCTAAATGCTTGTTACTTGGGAAAGGTCGATGTTCTTCTGCTTCAACCTTTCCATCCGGAGTTCTGGTAATGAAGATTTTCCGGCCAACGCGAACTGCCTTGCTGATTGCCGTCTGGTGAACGCCTATTTCGCTAGCCGCTTTGGCTTGCCCGTTCTCCCTGACGTAATCAGCTAATGGAATCTTTTCCATCTTCTGCTCCATGTGATTACGCATACGACAATAATACCACGAGTATTATTTATATCAATACTTGCGGTATTTCATATTTAAATAACTCAGGTATTACAATCAGGTCATGGAAAAGAAAAAGAAGCTTTCACAAGAACAGATCGATGACGCTAAGCGCTTAAAGTCTTTGTATGAGGCAAAAAAGCGTGAGTTGGGCGTCACCCAACAGACGATTGCTGATGCTCTTGATATAACTCAGGGGGCGGTGGGTCATTACTTGAATGGACGGAACGCTTTAAACGTTGCTGTTGCATCAGCATTCGCTAACGCTCTCAAGGCTTCAATAGCAGAGTTCAGCCCGTCACTTGCGAAAGATGCAGCGCAGTACGCAGGGTCTATAGAAAAAAACTTTACTTACGCAGGACGGCATAAAGAATCCCCCAAATACCCCGTCATAAGCAGCATACAGGCCGGAGCATGGGCGGAGGCTATCGAACCCTACACCCTCCATGAGATATCGACGTGGCTTGAGTCTGACGCGCATATTCAAGGTAAAGCTTTCTGGCTTTTGGTCGAGGGTGATTCTATGACGGCGCCCACAGGTGTCAGCGTCCCGCAGGGGAGCTATGTGTTGTTCGACACGGGCCGCGAAGCGGTGAACGGCAGCCTAGTTGTCGCCAAGATGTCTGACGTCAACGAAGCTACGTTTAAGAAACTGGTGATCGAAGGTGGACATCGCTACCTGAAAGGCCTGAACCCAAACTGGCCTATCGTTCCGATAAACGGCAACTGCAAGATAATCGGCGTGGCCGTCGAGTCGAAGATGCGGTTTGTTTAGTAAAAACGTGGATACATTGACAGAAACAGGTCGCAGAAATGCGGCCTAATTTTTTTCAGCAGTTGCCGATTATTTACACACAGCGCGAACCTGACAATAGATCGGGTCGTAATATGTTTGCTAGGGAATATGAGGGGGAACCCCCTATAAAGGATTAATTATCATGTCGTTACCAGAAAAAAAGAAGTCGCAGAGATCGCCCTCTAATCACACCATCCCTTTAGACCTAGATATAAAGCAAGAAGGTGTAATCCATGGCGTTGAAATGGGAGTCCTAGACAATGGAATACCGTATCTAACACAGAGTGGGCTGGCTACAGTTTGTGGTGTTCAACGCCTTAGAATCAAAGAAATAACAGACGAATGGTATGATTCTGTTGAGTCTGGAATTTTTAAAAAAGGGAAAATGACGTTTATTGGTTCTTACCTTCTAAGGGAAGGTTTTGCAGAACCTAAGCTTTTTATCCCAGTGATGAAAAAAGGAACAGAGAATCATGCATATCCTGACGTTGTATGCATGGCTATCATTGAATATTACGCATTCGAGTCGAAGCAGGCAGAATCGGAAACAGCCCTAAGATCTTATAGAGAATTAGCGAAGAAAGGCCTCAAAGAATATATTTATGAGGCACTGAAATATAAACCAGAAGACCCCTGGAAACATTATCATGATCGCGTTTCAATTTTGAAAGAAATGGGATCTGTTCCTGACGGATTCTACATAATTTTCAATGAAATATCAGGTATGATGGTAGACTTGATACAAGCAGGGTTATTAGTAAACGCGCATACCGTACCTGACGGAAGCGTAGGCTCATGCTGGGCAAATTTTTGGAAAAAAAATTCTCTTAGCTCCAAATTTGGGGATGCCACAGATTGTGAGCATTTTTACCCAGATGATTTTGCCCAAGCAAAATCAAATCCTCAGATTATCAATGCTTATCCGAACTCATCTCTACCGGAGTTTAGAAGGTGGTTTAGGCACGAGTATCTCCCTACAAAGTTCCCTCCATATATACTCAAAAAGGCAAATTTACTTGCGGGCGGTAAAGACGATGCACAAAAATTAATCGAAGCCTTCAAGCCACTTCAAATTTCTAAGCCCTAATTTCATCCAACCCGGCCACGCCGGGTTTTTTGGTGATCCACCGCACGTACAATTTTCGCTATAAATCCTCTGCAAACCCGCATGTAGCCTGATCCTGTCGGCGATCCAATATTTAGGTTAACGATGTCACGCTTGGTTAACCGTTGACCAGTGATGACATCGTTAACCACCCGCCCTCCCCTACACGCATTCGCAACCCAAGCCCGCCGCAAAAATTAAATTCCCTTAGAAATCACCAAATTAATACTATCGGTAATATTTTTATTACTTGCGGTATTGATCATGATTAATACTTGCGGTATTGTTTATTCATCGCAACGAAACAGCGACGCGGCAAACGAAACAACCAGCCGCTCCCGGCAACGGGATGCTCATTAAGAATCTGATGCGCTGACAAAGCGCGAAATTACCAAGATGTTTTTGGGGTGTGGTGACGCCAACACCAGGTACAGCGAATTAGGCAATGCCAGCCGCTACACCACACCACCAAAACCATCTGAGGGGGAAATCATGGCAACGATTATCTACAGCAAATCAGTATCACCACGCGGTAACGCCAAGACACGTCGTCAGGCGCGCCGCCGGGAAGCCGCAATCGAACGTGACTCATTGTGCGGGATCATTGATGCGGTGTTTGGCGCAGAGTGCAAACCGGCGCAAGGCCGCGTTGATAAGGCGATCGGCACCATCGAAGGCAAGATGAAGCCAGCTCGCACTGAGAAGGTTCAGCCATCCGCCGGACAGTGTCTGCCTAACGTCGCTATCTACGCTGCCGGCCATCGCAAATGCGAGAACATCACCTGTCGCGGAACGCAGAAGTTCAAAGGGAAATCCATCCCACTAATCTAATCAACCTAGCGAGGGCTGTTATGGAAATTCTTCTAGCTATGGCGGTCCTCGCTGGGCTGTCAGTAATCACCGCCACAGCGTTCTATCTGTGGGAGCTGATATTCGAATGAATTAACGGCGAATTGTCGCCAACACCGGGAAACCACGCCGCTATATGCGGCTTTTTTTACGCCTAAATTTCAGGAATAAACATGAAAATCACCAAAGAGCAGGTAAAAAATTGGGAAGCATGCATTGATGGATATCGCTGGTTTTTGAATAAATTTCCAGAAGGTGGCGACTATGCGGATATCCACCAGGGGTTGCTTAACGATAATCGATTTGAAGATGCGGGCTGGCTTACTGAAAAAATGTACCAGTCATTTTTTGGAACTCCAGAACTGCCCCAGGCTGAAGCATCTGCTGGCAACAAGATGATCGAGACCCTGAACAACATGGATATGCCAACGGTTGAATCCATTAGTGAATGGTGTGGGCAGCAGGCATCCAGCGGTGACTGGACTAAGCAGGCATCCAGCGGCGACCGGACTAAGCAGGCATCCAGCGGTAACTGGACTCAGCAGGCATCCAGCGGTGACTGGACTAAGCAGGCATCCAGCGGCGACCGGACTAAGCAGGCATCCAGCGGCGACCGGACTAAGCAGGCATCCAGCGGTAACTGGACTCAGCAGGCATCCAGCGGCTACGGGACTCAGCAGGCATCCAGCGGCTACGGGACTCAGCAGGCATCCAGCGGTGACTGGACTAAGCAGGCATCCAGCGGTGACGAGACCAAGCAGGCATCCAGCGGCTACGGGACTCAGCAGGCATCCAGCGGTGACTGGACTCAGCAGGCATCCAGCGGTGACGGGACTCGGCAGGCGTCTAGCGGAATCGGGACTAAGCACCTGTCCACGGGGGCGTTCTCGAAGGTTGCGGCGAGTGGGTCAGCCGTCGAAATCACCGCCTCCGGGGATAACTCAGTAGTCGCCGCAGCCAACTCGGTATCTAAAATTGTTCTGGGAGAAGGTGGTTGCGCCTCTATCGCCTACCACGACGGTGACCGGACACGGTTTGCAGTTGCCTACGTGGGCGAAAACAACATCAAACCCAATGTGGCCTACACCGTGAATGAAAATGGTGAATTTGTTCAAGTAGCGGATTAATCATGATTCAAGTGAATGGAGAACGCTATCGGGTCGTCAGGCTTGCATGCGGGTATTTATTTCGCCTGAAGCCTGAGCGAACCGGTGTCGCCCATAGCGGTGACGTTTTTAACTATGACCAGATTAGATCGCTGGTTAGGCAATTTTATTTGGAGGGGTGATGGTCACAGTTAAATGTAAGTACTGCAAACAAGACTTCTCAGCAAGAATTGCGGATAGAAAGCGTGGATGGGCAAGATTCTGCTCTAAATCTTGCAAGGCAAAAAAACAGGAAGCTGGAAACGGACAGCATAAAGCATATTTGCAAGGTCGAGGTGTAAGCAACTTGTATCACGGAAATATTTATTCAAACGACGATGACTGCATCGACATTACAGACCTCGAGTTTGGAGCATCTGATGGTGGATGTTTAAGACGAGATGAGTGACAGCCCAAGCCGTTATCACGATAGCGGCTTACGATGTTACCCACCCTATAGCCCTCTACGGAGGGCTTTTTTATGCCCAAAGGATATGAATATGAGTGAGTCGGAAGAATTATCTTTGATTGAAATCAGCAAAGAGCAAGCTCCTGCGCTGTATGTCCCGAATGGCCTTGATCCTTTTCTTGAGCAAATTCGTAGTCAGGTTAACGAAGTCCCGGATTTGACGACAGCGAAAGGCCGCCAAAGAATTGCGTCTTTAGCAGCAAAGGTTTCCCGCAGTAAAACGGCCGTAGAAAAGCCGGGCCGCGATTATCTTCGCCACCTGAAAGAGGCAGTAAAGCCTGCTGAAGCAGAACTACGCCGCTGGGTAACTAAATGCGATGAACTCCGCGATGAAATTCGCCGCCCGCTATCTGAGTGGGAAGCCGAGCAGGAGAGAATCAAAGCAGAAGAACAGATGCTTGCTTGGCACGAAGAAGCGCTGGAAATGAATGAAGCGCACGAGAAAGCGGCTCTGGAAAGGTTCGAGTTAGATCACGAAATCGCCCTTCTCCTAAACGACAAATTCGACCGGGATGCCGCTGAGGCAAAAGCTGAGGAAGAACGGAAGCGAAAAGAGCAGGAAGAAGAGTTAAAACGGCTGGCAGTAGAAAAAGCCCAGCTAGAAGCAGCGCAGGAGGCGCAACGTGAGCGTGATGCGGCGGCAGCGCGAGAAGCAGCGCTTAAAGCTCAGGCTGAACAGGCCGAGCGAGAAGCTAAAGAAGCTGCCGCCCGCGCAGAACAACAGCGCATCGAAGCTGAGCAGCGCGCAGAACGTGAAAAGCAGGAAGCCATTACTGAAGAGCGCCAACGTGCAGAGCAGGCAGAAGCTACCCGCTTGGCTGAAGAGAAGCGCATTGCTGATGAAGCAGAAAAACGTGCAGCCAATGAAGCCCATCGCAAGGCCGTCGGCACCGATGTTGTGAAAGGCCTGTTAGAACACGCGGGTTTAACGCGTGAACAGGCTATAGCAACGCTGAAGGCTCTTATGAGCAACTCAATCCCTCACGTCACCATCAACTACTAATCATTTTCAGGAGTTACCCATGCAACATTCATTTGTTGGGGCTGCCCGTGTGGGTGGCTCCGGTTTCGACGCACGTAAATATATCCAATTCCACCATAGCAATGTGCTTTCGGGCGCCAGCTTCACCCCGCCGCCACGCAAGTCTCTGTTGCAGATCATCGTTGATTTCCTCAGCCAGAAGGGGCAGCCGTAATGGACATTCTCGACAAGCGTTTATCAAAGCTATCTACCGAATCGCGTGAAGTGGTTGATGCGTACGCAGAGGAGTACATGAGCCAACTTAACCGGCTGGCAGTCGAGCACATGTGGCGTGAAATTCTCAATGAGTCCACGGACTTCATTAGCGAAGCTATAGAGGTAGAGGGCTATCACGACATCACCAACGATTACACGCAGGACGTCTGCTATCACTTTGCTTTATGCCGGTTAGAGCGTGATAAGAGAATGAACGATGAATACAAGCTGGAACTTCGCCTGCTTGAACGGGGGGCTGCGTGATGGAGCCAGGTATTTATTACGAAATCAGTAATGAGGACTACCACAGCGGGCCCGGTATCAGTAAATCCCAGCTCGACGATATCGCCATAAACCCAGCAGTTTTCCAGTGGCGCAAGGTGGCGCCGGTTGATGATGAAAAAACCAAAGCATTGGATATGGGGACCGCCCTGCACTGCTTGTTGCTTGAGCCTGAAGAGTTCGAAAAAAGGTTCATTGTGGCCCCTGAATTCAATCGCAGAACAACCGAAGGAAAGGCAAGCGAAAAAGCCTTTCTTAAAGACTGTGAGGGCTCTGGAAAAACGGTGATGGATGCCGAACAGGACAGAAAACTTAACCTGATGCGTGACAGCGCGATGGCTTACCCACCAGCAAGATGGCTCCTTGAGGCAGAAGGACACCAAGAAGCATCCATCTACTGGAACGACAGCGATACCGGAGAGCTTTGCCGCATCCGCCCTGACAAGTTCCTTGCAAATCAACCTGTGATCGTTGACGTCAAAAAGGTTGCCGATATGAGCCGGTTCGCCCGGCATGTTGAGGAGTTCCGATATCACGTGCAAGACGCCTACTACCGCAATGGATTCCTTAACCATTTTGGCGAATACCCCATGTTTGTTTTTCTCGCTGTAAGCGAATCGATTGAATGCGGCAGGTACCCAGTTCGCGTTTACCAACTAAATGACGAGGACGTGGCTGTTGGTCACGACCTGTTCCGTCGGGATTTATCCACCTATCACGAATGCATGCAGACCGGTAACTGGGGCGGCATTGAAGAATTAACTCGACCCTATTGGGCAAAGAGAAAGGAAAACGTATGAGCAACGAAATCATCCAAGCGCCATCGAATGAGGCTGACACAAAAGCAGCCATCTTCAGCCCAGCAGGATTGCAAAAGTTACAGGCGTTCGCTGAGGTTATGGCGCAGGGACGCACGACAGTCCCAGCTCATTTAGCGGGCAAACCGGCTGATTGCCTTGCTGTGGCTTTGCAAGCTGCGCAGTGGGGGATGAACCCGTTCGCAGTGGCACAAAAGACTCACGTAATTAATGGCACTCTCGGCTATGAAGCTCAACTGGTTAATGCGGTGATCACGTCAATGTCGCCAACTAAAGATCGGTTGCATTATGAGTGGTTCGGCCCGTGGGAAAATGTTGTAGGAAAGTTCACAGAGAAGACATCCCAAAAAGGGAATAAATACATTGCCCCTAACTGGACTATGGCGGACGAGAAAGGATGTGGCGTTAAGGTATGGGCCACGCTTAAGGGGGAGGATGAACCACGCGTTTTGGAGCTCTTGCTGTCTCAGGCTCAGGTGAGAAACTCAACTCTTTGGGGTAGCGATCCGAAGCAGCAGCTTGCCTACCTTGGTGTAAAGCGATGGGCTCGCCTCTACTGCCCTGACGTCATTCTCGGTGTTTACACGCCGGATGAATTCGAGCAGAAGCCGCGTGTTGAACGCGATATCACGCCAGCTCGCAGCCGCGCAGACCTAAACAACATCATCAACTCAAAACCGGTTGAAGCAGATGAAAAGCAGGACGAAGAGCCAGCAACTAAACAGGAAAGAACACCTGACGAACTTCTACTCGACTTCACCTCGGCGGCCGGTAACGCGAAATCAAATGCGGAGCTGGACAAGTTCTACACATATGCCGCTAAGAAATTGGCTGGCACTACAGAGCTTCTGGACAAGGCAACCGACGTTTACCTGATCCGCCAATCTGAGATCAACGAAGCCGAACAGCAGTAATCACCTTTTAGTAATCCCTCCCCCTTAAACCTAACCACATCGCCTAACGGTGAGGGATTAACTCAACCTGAAAACAGCGTGGAGAAAGAATTATGCAGCCTTCAATTATCGAATTAACAACAAACCTTTCAGCGGCAACGCTGAGCATCAATAACGTTTCAGATGCGCTGGGTTTGAACGGCGATGGCCCGCTTAGCCTACAGGTGATCACCAAGTTAACAGACCTGCTGGCGGACAACGAAACCCTGCGCGCCATGGTGCAGGAGTTGACGGCACAGCGGGACGCGCTGGTAGAAGATGGTAAGGCACTACAGCAAACAAGACTTCCGTTGTCGGGCCGGGAGATAGGTTTCTTTTCATATGACGGCATTGATTGCTGCTTTCGGGAACATGAATCTATCGAAATGGCAGTTAAGGACGCTGGAGAAGCACTTGATTACTGCCGCGATATGGCAGGCTCCGAAGGATGGCCAGAGGAAACGGACACCATATGCTGGGGTGTGATTATCCAAAGAGCCACCATGCATTCAAAGCATCAGCCCGATCCGGAAACAGAAAACACTGACTTCGACTACATCTGCGAATACGACTTCATGGGTGCAGATATGGCATCAGGGGCACAGCCTAAAGCTCTAGTTAAGTCACTGACGGTTCCGGAGGCCGGATGAGCAAGAAAACGTATCTTCATCAACTAAACGAAGCCATGCGGATTGAACGAGAGTCTCGCCACCATAAAGCTAGAGCCACATACAAAAACAAGCCAAAGGATCGATGGCTTGAGGTAGTAAACGCCCATAACCGACGACTTACACGGCAATGCCGCCGTTCTGTAGGTAAATCAAACAAATTAGGTGTCCGCAGAACGGCAAAAGGCATGTGTATGTATCTGAATGAAATCCAGTCTTGGTCGTTAATTTTTCGGTCTAATCGGGAGGTTAAATGAAAGAGCGCGGGATGATTTTCAATGCTGAGATGGTTCGCGCCATCCTTGACGGTCGCAAGACGCAGACACGGAGGCCGGTTCAGTTCAAGCCACGCGACCCAGGGTTAAACCTAAATTCCAGCGGTCTGGAGTTAGGCCATTATCGTTCCGGAGTCCCTTTGAGCGGGTGTGTACTTCGTTCTCGCGGAGGAATGGGCTGCTGGAATGACAGAACGTATCCGGCTAAATGCCCATTCGGCCAGCCTGGCGATCGCATTTGGGTGCGCGAAACGTTTAACGGATTCTGGCTTGATGATGATGTGATCCAGGAAATAAAGGACGGAACTTCTCTTGCATCTGAGCTTTGCGACTACCGAGCTGATTTTCCAGATGGCAGCAAACCTGCAGAAGGTTGGACTCCATCCATCCACATGCCCCGCTGGGCCAGCCGCATTACGCTGGAAATTACCGGCGTTCGTGTGGAGCGGTTGCGGGATATCAGCCAAGAAGACGCTAACGCCGAGGGTATGTACCTCTCCGGGTGGCGGCCTTCCTATTCAGACCCTGACAGCGGAGGCGAAGTCGCGACGCCGTATGATAACTTTGCAGCGCTGTGGGAATCTATCTACGGCCCAGACAGCTGGCAGGCTAATCCGTGGGTTTGGGTTATCGAGTTTCGGGAGGTCAAATGAAAGCGGATAAGCAATATGCAGAACGCGATGCTATGACACTCGATGAAGAAGGTGGTTACTACTATCGACACGTGCTGGCAATGACCCGAGAAAGTCTGGATTCGAAGTCGGAAATTGCCGCAGAACTCGGGTGGCGGGATATGCAGAATGACAAGCTGCGCGAAGCTATGGATTCAATGCTTAATGACCTAAACGCCTATATCCGCCGGGAGCAAACCGAGCGGGAGAAGAACGCCAAGCTATTAGCGCGGATCGAAGAATTGTAGTCATGTAAGATTGTCCGCCTAACGGGTAGTGATATTACCCATATTATGCAACAAGAATGGAACGAGTATTGCGACGACACCGGATGCTGTCCGGATGATTTCAGGGTTGATGAGGGAACGGGGTATCTAGAATTTGACGCTGGAACTTGGGCAAACAAGGTTGCTTCACGCATCATAAGAAAGCTTCCAACCCTCACTGAAACTCTGAGAGATTGAAGGGTTGAATACCCACCAATCACTGTTCATTTAAACAGTAAAATGCATTACCCTCCCGGCTCCACTCACCAAATTAATGACCAATCATGAGAACCAAGAACACTATCAGCAGCGCGGTTATGACCGTTTCTAGAAGAGACGATCGCGACCGCCTGGTGGTATTTACTCAGGACATTATCAGGGAGGCCAGGAGGCTTAGAGGGGCGGAGTTAACCCCCAGCATTATCAGGATGCACATGGAGCGATACGAGCGAGGATGGTATGTCCTTGAGGAAGGGCCACACTACGCCATATCGTTTATCAAAAAACATCATTACTAACCCGCCACGGCGGGTTTTTTATTGCCTGTAAAACGGAGACATCATGGCTGATATCGTCGACCAAGCTAACGAACTTAGTGATCTGTTAACTCAGAGCGCCCTATCGAACCGGGCCAAACCTATGCCGGTGACTGGGTTCTGCCACAACTGCGAAGAACCGACGCCGGGGCTATTCTGCGACTCGTTTTGCCGCGAGGACTACGAGAAGCGCACTACGGCCATGAAGCGGCGAGGTGCGTGATGGGAAAGTACCGACTCATTTATGCCGATCCGCCGTGGGTCTACCGCGATAAAGCGAACGACGGCAAGCGCGGCGCCGGGCACAAATACCCCGTCATGACTGTGAACGATATCTGTCGCCTGCCCGTTTGGGAGCTGGCCGATCAGGATTCATGCCTGTTGGCGATGTGGTGGGTGCCGACGCAGCCAGCAGAAGCGCTCAAGGTTTTGGACATGTGGGGATTCCGGCTGATGACGATGAAGGGATTCACCTGGTTCAAGACCAATCGCCGTAAGGGTAACGCTGCAATCGGCATGGGCCATATGACCCGCGCTAACAGTGAGGACTGTCTGTTTGCCGTCCGGGGGCGTCTTCCTGAGCGCTTGGATGCCTCTATCTGCCAGCACATTACCGCGCCGCGCATGGAGCATAGCGCCAAACCGTCGCAGATACGTGATCTGCTGGTTCAGCTATTGGGTGATGTTCCTCGCCTGGAACTGTTCGCCCGCCAGCGGGTGGAAGGGTGGAACGCGTGGGGAAATGAGTGCGATTGCAGTATCGAACTGAAAGGGAAAGGCGCATGACATGAAACCTGAAATAGAGAACGCCATCCGCGCCGTCGCCAGACGGTGCAGGGATGAAATCATAGCCGCCAGAAAAGGCCACCCAGCATCAGAATACGACCAAATCACAACACCAATTGTCAACAAACACGCAGCGACGATCACAGCACTTCCACTTGGTAAATTCAGCGCAAGGCTTTGGCTTTGCTACTTCGTGCGCGTCGTGGATTCAGAAGCAAGACAGTGAGGAATTATGGAAAAGATCACGATATCAAGGCGTGAGGAAAGTAAATGTTCCGGCGTATATGGCGCCGGGGAGACACAGTGCTGCGGAACAATACGGGCCATAGTGCGCCATAAATATCCGATAAGTGGAAAAATGATCGCGCATCCGGGCTCGAACACAACAGAAGGGGTAAATCATGGATTTTAATGGCGGAGAGAGTATCCATAGCAATTCTGAAATTATGGTGACCAGTGAAATTATGGCGCGCTATAAGATTTCTCGTAGCACCCTTTATTTTTGGAGCACACCAGCGCGGATGCCTGCATGTTTCAGCCGTCCTTTTCCCAAGCCAGCTATTGGAGGGAGCCCTAAACGGTGGCGTAAGGCTGATGTGCTTAAATGGGAAGACGAGGTTAATGCTACTCCAACTGATGACCAATCACCGTCTCAAGGTGCTGGACCCAAACCTTAA